GCAATGAGGGCACGTCTCCGGGTAGACGCTATCCAAGCTCTTAGTCTGTGCGCTCACGTTCCTGCTCCTCCCATTGATTCAATCGCTTGACGATCTGATACGCGGTCTCGCGGTCCCCGATGATCTGAGCCACGGCCGTATCGTACTCCGTGATGAAGTAGTCCGAGTAGGGAATCTGGTCATCAGCTACCCGCTGGGGCACCTCGACAACGCGCCATTTCAGGTCATCGTCAAACAATGTTCACCTCGCACTGATACATCATGCCAACGTGAAGCATGGCAAAAATGTACTGTCGCTGGGCCCCCTCAAGGAGACCATGGCCATAGTCATCCTGACTCATGCCCGGGACCCTAGCACAGAGCTGGGCGGGGAGGATTCGAACCTCCAACCAATCGGTTAACAGCCGATTGCTCTGCCGTTGAGCTACCGCCCACTGTATGAACTAGATGATGCTGAGCAAGATCATACACACGATCTTTCGAACAAGTGCTCGATATCCAGTGCATGAACATTGTATGACGTTGTACATACACGTTATACGTCGCTGTATATCATATTTCTGAGACCCCCCTGGGGTACAGCTAGGCCACTGTACCGATATCAATGACGTGGGGTACTGATTCAGGGCCCGTTTTAAGGCCCCTAGCGTGCCCCGTAAGAACCTGCATATATCTCGGCAGTACTACCCCACACGCGGCCTCCAAAACGCCCCAAATCGGCCCCCTAAGAGGTTCCCAATACAGCTCCTAGTTACTAGATAGCAGTAGCAGCAACACAAGGATTCATGCGGCACCCGGGGGCCTGGCTGTACCTATGAGAGTTTGGGGAACAAGGACCCCCTGAACCCAACAAAAAGGGCCCCGGGGAACTGACCCGGGGCCCTGTCTGTCAGCCGGTCCCCTGTCGGACAGGGCCCCTGTGCGCTGTGCACAGGGACCCTGTAACCGACAGGCGGCGGGCTACTTCTGCAGGACGCTCGCCATGTACGTGGCCACCGCGTCCGCGTCGCAGGGGAGGCCCTGCGCCCGCTGCGCCTCGACGTACCCGAACGCGGCCCCGTACACGGTGCCCGGCACGTCCGCGGCCCGCTTCGGGATCGGCCAGCCCTGCGACTTGGCGTAGCGCTTCAGGCCGTTGAGGGCCACCGTGCCCGTGGGCTGGGGCTTCGTCGCCTGCGGGGCCTGCTCCGGGGCCTGCTCCGCGGGCATCCCCCACAGGGCCGCCTGCGGGGCCTGCGGCTGCGTCACGGCCGCCTGCGCCTGCAGGGCCGCCGCGGGGACACCGGCCGCCGCGTTGACGGCCGCCGCGAGCGCCTGCATCGCGGGGACGTTGGCGCCGAAGGCCGCGAGCGCCTGCGCCCCGTTGCCCTTGTGGGCCTGCCGATCGAAGCCGCCCACGTAGGCGGCCCGCACCTGCGCCCGCACGTCGGAGCCCTTCGGGGCCACCGCGCGCCACACGGACGACGTGACACCGAACGCGAGCCGGAAGGCCGCGAACGCATCCGCGGCGCCGTCCGTGCCCGTGGCCTGCGCCGGGGCCGCCTGCGGGGCCGGGGCCTGCGTGGGCAGGGCCGGGGCCGCCGGGGCCGTGTGGCCCTCCGCGAGCGCCATCACCGCGTCGTACGCGGCGTTGGCAGCGGCCTGTGCGATCTGATCGATGCTGAACATGTGAGTGAGTCTCCTATGACTCTGTGTCAGCGTCATTGCTGACGGTAGGGACGATACACGACCGGGGCCCGGGCCGCAAGTCGCCAGCGCTGGCGCCGCTTCCGGGGCCCACGGTCGGGGCCCGCCGCCCGCCGTGCACACGTCGCAGACGAAACGCGACGCGACGCGTATGTATACGTCACGCGCACACCCCCCCACGGTCGGGGTCTTTCTGTGTGTGCGTGTGTGTGCATGATCTGCGCCTGCGACCAGAAACTATTAGGCTCATTCCTGCCACACATACGCAGACACACAAACGCCCGCGACCATGAATGAATAGGCTCACTCATGGCGCGGGCGTGTGTCGCGCTTGCGTGTCAGGCTGCGTACATGATGTTGTCGAGCATGCACAGGTGCAGCCGATTGATGTCGTCGGACTGCCACGTCATGCGCCTGCCCTCCGCGACGTGCGCGCCATGCGTGGCGAAGAACTCCGCCGTGTCCCGCAGGATCAGTTCGCCTGCGCCCGTGAGGTAGTGGCCCTGCCGGATCAGGCGATGACGAACCTCTGTCGCAGCCGCGTGCGTCTGTGTGTGTAGTCTGATGTCCATCTGTGTGCCTCCTTGGCACTTCGTCGGTGGGGATCACCGAACGGCCCGCAGCGTAGCACACTCCGCGGAAGCCGCATGGTTGAGCCAAAGTCTCACCGTCGGGGCGTACACACACGTACACATGTGTGCACACGCGCGCACGTGCGTACATGTGTGCGTATGTGCGTGTGCGCGTCGTACTATCGGCCCTCGGTCTCTCTGTCTCTCGCGTGTGCGTGCGCGCTCGGGCGCGCGACCAGAGGACAATAGGCTCATTCGTGTGCACGCACGCACGCGCACACATGATGCACTGTGTCACACTCTCTCCCCCTGCGCACATACATGCGCGTACATGAACGTGCGGGCGCCCTGTGTACCCGCGACCAGAAGTTATTAGGCTCATTCGTACGCACATGCGTCGTGTAGGCGCGACCAGATTGTATTAGGCTCATTCGTGCGCGATCGCGCGTGTGGACACGTGTGCCTGTGCCTGGACACGCACATGTGCGCGCGAGCTCGCGTGTGCGGGCACACGTGCATTCCTGTCTGCGGGCGCGGACACGTGTGCATGTGTCATACATGCGCGCTCTCGCGTACATGCTGATTCATCAGATGACACACACGCAGCGTGTGTGCGTGACTGCGTTGTGTGTGCCTGCGTGCGCGTGGGGGAGGGGAGCCCCGGGAATGCCGCTTGGTTGAGCCAAACTTGACGGCCTGCCGGGGGAGTGATACTCTGCGGGCCGTTCGGTGGTCGCTGTCGGCGGCGGGGTCAGCCCCGCTCCCCAGCGACGTGCGACACACGAACATCCGCACTCCACGTGTGTACGGGGACCGAGGCTCAAGGCCCGCCCCACAGGCCGCAAGCGCACACTTGCGGTCAGTCCGCTGCCCCGGCAGCGACGCACACACGGACATGCGGAGCAGGCTGTTGTCCCACAAGGGCCTCATGTGTGTGGTTGTAGTCGTCGCAGCGACTCCCACACACAGCCCGCAGACCTGCCGCTGGTAGCCCAGCACCCTGTCCCACACATGACAGGAGAATGAGGGCGCCGTGTGAAGTGTGTGCGCGGCGTATCGGGAACATGTATGCGACGAGGCCCGTCGCCTGTGGTGTCTTTGTGCACAGGCGGAGCGCGGCTACATCGGCATACATCGCAGGCCATCTGACGCGGCTAGCCCGTGCCTGCCTGCGTGATCCCTACATGTGATGACTGACCGTCGTGCATGTGTGGGCCTAAGGACAAGGGAAGTGCATACACACCCGCTGTGAGGCTGTTGTCTCTCACGGCGGTTTCTGCATGTCTGCACACGTCAGCACATACACCGGCAAGACAACACGGCATGTGACCCCAAGGCGGGGCGCAGACACACCACGGTACGGACACGCACAAGCGCATGGAGCGCACGCACCCAAGAGTGCACACACAATCGCGATAGTCCCCCGCGGCTGCTCGCTGGTTCGATTCCAGCACATGCCTTCACATCAACACATCACGTCGCAATCACCTACAGAAAGGACTCACATGCGACGACGCAAGCGACAGCCCCAGATTGTGGGGCACAGGCTCGTGTACCGGGACGGCGCGTTCGTCACGGTCACTGTGTACGAGGACACACCTGTCCGTTCGGCACCGCAGCCCATGCGATGCAAGACCAAGCGCACCGCGAAGGTGTGCGACCCCGACATCGGCCAGAGGCCGCGCACCGTGCAGCCCGCACGGCGCAAGTGAACACACCCACACGACAGCCGCACAGAAGCGGCAGGAGGGAGGCCATCATGGCCCGCAAGACCCACAGCAAGCCCCTGTACCTGGACATCACGAACGTGAACGGGCGCATGAACAAGTTCACGCGCACGCTGGCCGAGGGCGACTTCGCTGACCTCGACAGCGCGATCGTGTGCGCCCGCAAGGTCGCCCACACGTGCAAGGCCAAGGTCATCGTGTACGGCCGCAACGAGCGCATGCACTACATGTGCGACGGCAACTTCTAGGACAGGAGGACAGACACATGGACCTGTACTGCATCACGTGCGGAGAGCCGCACGAGATCGACTGCCTGCACGAGCCCGAGGCATACGGGCTGACCGTCAAGGACAGCACGATCGTCAAGTGCTCGTGCTGCGAGAGGCACCGCAAGCGGGGCTTCCCGCTGAAGGACACGGCCAGCACGGCCGCGATCATGCACGAGATCATGGGTGATGACATCGACGCCATCGCATGCGCGATGGAGGACATGGGCTTCTAGCCCAACACACACGACCGCCCGGGGGCTTGGATGCCCCCGGGCACGTCGCACACAGGAGTGCGACGGAAGGAGACAGCAAGTGAGCACCAAGATCAGCCCCCACAGCGGGGACGCGCGCAAGCCCGAGCACGTGGGCGTGGACCTGTTCGACATGGTTCTGTGGCCCGCCACGGGCCCCAGCGTGTGGCTCAAGGGCCTCACGCACGAGGACATGGAGCGCGAGGCGGAGCGACTGGCCGACGCGCGCTGGGTCGTGTTGGACATCCGCGAGCAGTACATGTGCTCGTCGGAGGAGAACGAGATCCACATGGACACGGGCCTCGCCCAGGTGTACATCCGCGAGGACAAGGAGGTCCTGTCGTGAGCAGCATCGAAAGCATTGTGGAGGCACGCGAGGGCGAGGCAGGCCCGTGGCGCGTCACCCGTGTGGTCAACCGCGAGGGCAGCGCCCTCATGGACGATGTGTTTCAACTGTGGCACTACAGCACTTGCATGCTGGAGTGGCTGGAGAGCGAGGCGGGCTCCACGCTGACCCGCGTCAACACGGGGCGCGGCTCTGTGTCCGATCAGAACGGCGTGAACAAGGCCCTGCGCGTGCTGGGCATCAACATGCGCTACCACCGCGACAAGCGCGGCGGCGGCGCCCGGATCGTCTGACACACACCACAACTGTCCCCGGCACAGGAGCCGGGGGCACAGCCGCACATGCGGCAGGAAGGAGAGAGGCAATGCCTCTGACCTGCAACTGGGGCGACACGCCCGCGTACAAGATGCTCAAGCCCATCTGGGACAGCATCGACACCCCCGACGTGACCACGACCGTGTGGGAGACGCCCGAGTGGGAGCAGCAGCCCCCGATCGTGCAACTGCTGGACAACATCATGCACGGGGAGTCGTTCATGGGGCCGCCCTTCGCGGGCGTGCTCATGCTCACGGGCATCGGCAAGGTCACGGAGGACAACGTGGCCGAGATGTACGGGCGCATGCGCACGTTCGAGGTGTTCGTGGGCAGGCCGTGCCTGAACGACGTGGGCACGTACGACGAGAACACGGGCGTGTACACGGCCCCGGACAAGCCGAACAAGGGCACGCACCTGTCCGCGTGGATGCTGTCCATGTTCATCGGCTACAGCGCCAACTGGGGCCACAAGACCCTGAACGAGTGGGTCAAGTGGATGCGCACCCAGCCGGAGGGTGGGATCTACACGGCCAAGCACGTGCGCGACACGGTGGAGGTCCACAAGGCCGTGTACCTGCTGTGGGACAGCGAGCACAACGACCCCACGCAGAACGACATCGACGCATTCCTCAACGCCTGAGGCATGCGACACAGCCCCGGGGCAATGGTGCCCCGGGGCAATGGCCACATGCGTGGCAGGAGACATTCAGATGAGCATGTTCGACAGCAAGTTCGACAAGCAGAGGGCCCTCAGGGCGCTGGAAGTGCAGGGTGTGGTCAAGTGCATGATTGACTACAGCGGCGGCAACGACGAGGGCGGCGTGGACAGCATCACGGTCACGTACGCAGACGGCCGCGAGGAGACGAACCCCACGTGGTGCAAGCGCACGTACGAGGCCATGATGCACAACCCCAAGACCGGCAAGTGGGAGAGCAAAACCTTGTCCCCGGGACGGCGACAGGCCAACAAGATGGCTGACCTGATCGAACAGCCCGTGTACGACAAGTACTACACCTTCGCAGGCGAATACTACGTGCATGGCACGCTGGAGTACGACGTGCGCGACGGCAAGGTGCGCATGGACGGCAGCGAGTACGTGCCCCACCTGAGCAAGTTCGGGTTTGGCATCTGATGGCCAGCCCTGACGATCACGCCCTGTCCTCCGCGCGCATGTTCGGAGGCACATGGGAGGACTACTTCCTTGTCCATGACTTCTTCGACATCACGAAGGTGTGGCTGTCGGACTTCCGACACCGCGCCTGTCGTCATCACGCGGAGGGCATCGACATGGCCGTGAGCCTGTTCGGTCGCACGTTGACCAACAGCGACGGCAAGCGCGTGTCTGTGCGGCTCATCGGTGAGCAGCACATGTACGAGGACTTCGGTCTGATCCCCACGTGGGACGACTGGTGGCAGGGTTCCGTGTGCATGCGGGACCTGTTCGCTGCGGATGACGTGACGGCCCTGTTGGTCGCCCACGTCATTCCGCGCAAGTGGATGTGCGCAGGTGCGCACAAGCTCAGCAAGTAAGCAACCGTCGCACAGAAGCGACAGAGAGGTAAGAACATGGACATCAGCACGCTCATCATGAACGGCACGTACGACAGCGATCTGGACACGATCGCTGACGCCGTGCGCCATCGCCAGAGCGTCCTCAGGGACGTGCGCGCGAGCATCACGAAAGCATCGCTGAACACGGGCGACAGCGTGCGCCTGTCGGGCCTGCGCCCCGCGTACATCAACGGCAAGCGCGGCATCGTGGTGGAGGTCAAGCGGTCCCGCGTGGCCGTCAGGCCCGCGGAGGGTCAGGCACAGGGGCGCTTCAGCGGCATCGTCACGGTGCCCCTGTCCTGCGTGGAGAAGGTGGAAGTCTGATCATGTGGGTCATCATCAAGACCGACAATCGCCAGAGGGGTGATGACTCTGTGCAGGCTGTGCTTGGCCCGTACGAGAGTCACGACGGCGCGCTGAACGACTGCCAGCAACTGCGCGCGTACCTGCCACCCGAGTGCTCCACACACGAGGACAACCCGATTGACTTCGGTGTGTGGGAGATTCAGACCCCGTACAAAGAGTGCGGCGGGTGCGGTCGCATCAACAACACCGAGGAGGTGATCTGACATGGGCCAGTACCACATCCCTGTCAACATCGACAAGCGCGAGTACGTGCGTCCGTGGGACGTGGGCGCAGGCATGAAGATGGTGGAGAACATCTGGAACACGGGCATGCCCGCGTCCCTGTTCGTCCTCCTGTCCTGCTCCCACATGCGCGGCGGCGGCGACGTGGACCTGTCCGACGAGGCCATGCTCAAGGTGGCCGGGCGCTGGGCGGGCGATCGCATCATCGTCGTGGGCGACTACACGGAGCCCATGGACCCGGGCACGAAGGCCCTGTGGGACATGACGATCGCGGACGGCTGCGAGCACCCGTGGGAGTGGGTGCACAAGCACTGCACGAACATCGGGCTGGCCATGCACGAGGCCCTGTCCAAGTCCCGCATCTCCGAGGACATCGGGGAGCGATGGTCCCACGTGGACGACGTGGGGCCCACCCTGTCCGAACTGTCGTCCATCAACAGCCCACAGGAGGTCTGAGGTGTTCCGCTACGCAATCATCACCCCCGAAGGTGTGCAGGAGCACACCGTCCAGGCACAGCCCACGTACGATGACCTTGTGGCCATCGTCGGGGGCTGGCTTGAGGGTGTGCCGATCGAAGGTGTCACCGCGTACGTCAACGAAGAGGGCAAGCTCAAGGGCCTGTCCCGCAACGTGGTGGCATCACAGATCGCACACGCGGACGGAGCCATCTACCCGGACGACTGGATCGCGGGCAACATGATCGTCATGGGCCCGCTGGACGACGACGGGGACTCCACGTCCCTGCACAAGGACTGGGTGTCCAACGCCCTGTCCACGATAGGCATCAACGACACCGAGGAGGTGTGACGTGCTCAAGACAATCTACGAGTCCGATCGTGTGATCGTGCGTCAAGACACGAGCGCATGGGAGACCTACAGGGTCACCGTGTGCTCCGACGCAGGGCGCAAGAGGGCGCGCGTGTTCCGCGGCGAGTCCGCGTGGTGCGACGCGGAGCGATTCGCGTGTGAGTACGACAGGGCGGCCATCGGCTGCACGCAGGGGGTGTGACATGAGCGCGGTCGAAGACAGCATGCCCGAGTGGATCGCTGAGGCTGTGAAGACACAGCAGAAGCACAATCTGCTCATGTTCGTGCGCGGACGCGAGGACGTGTCCGACGCTGTGGGTCGTCAGATCACAGACGACGAGTGGGAAGCCGTGCGCACGACAGTCGCATGGCGCAAGGGTGATGACGACGAGTTCATCGGCAGTCTCATCAATCAGATCGTGTGGGATGCGATCGCACAGGCCAACATCGACATGGAGGACATGTGATGGACAACACGGACAAGCCCAAGATCTTTCAGACGGTCATGCTCGCATGCGTGATCCCCGGGGACACGCACGAGGAGGCTGTCGAGGAACTGCGGCGCCTGCTGGGCATCATCGGCGCGGACGCAGAGACCGCGGGGGACAAGGAGATGGTGTCCTTCGTGGACGAGTGCTGGATGCCCAACGACTGCCCCAACAGCGAGTACCCCGTGCTGTGGGCGCACGAGGTCACGGGCGCGGACCTGATCCGGGCGCACGTGTGCAGGCTGGCCGACGGGCCCATGTCCATGCACAGGCTCAAGTACGCCGAGGTGCGCAAGGGCGAGCCCGCGCTGGGCATGTGGGAGGCGGACATCGACGACAGCGCCGCGAGCGCGGCCGAGCAGGTGCTCCCCATCGCCTACGGTGTCCGGCAGCCCACGCCGAAAGCCCCGCAGTAGAGCCAAAGTTGCGGGGTCCCCGTGGCATCTGCTACGGTGGTGGCTCTCCCCTCAGGATGGTCCCGTCACCGACACAGGTCGGTGGCGGGTCTCCTGTGGGAAACGTGCGGATGACCGCACATCAACTAGCCCAAGGAGGGCACTCACATGACACTCCTGTCCACATCGAACGCCAAGTTGGCCAAGACCAACGGCAAGACCAAGTACCTCATCACGAGCCTCATGCTCGCCCCGGCACGCATGTCCGGGCGCAACGTGTGCAAGCACCACAACGAGTGGTGCTCTGACCCCTGCGTTGCACACACGGGTCACGGCAGCATGCCCGCGACCGTGGCGGCGCGCATCCGCAGGACCAACCTGTTCTTCGACGACAGGGACACCTTCGCTGCGCTGCTTGCGAAGGACCTGTTCGCGCACATCCGCAAGTGCGAGCGCGAGGGGCTCGTGCCCTGCGTGCGCCTGAACACCTTCAGCGACATCCCGTGGGAGCGCACGCCCATGCTGATCGATGGGGTCAAGACCACTGTGATCGACGCCTTCGCGGACGACGTGGTGTTCTACGACTACACCAAGTACCCCGTCACGGAGCGCGTCAGCACGGACAGGTATCACCTGACCTACAGCGCGTCCGGGTTCAACATGGAGGCGTGCATGGACGCGCTGTCCATGGGCCACAACATCGCTGTGGTCTTCGACACGCTCAAGGGCGAGGCGCTGCCGCGCATGTTCCACGGGTTCCCTGTCGTGGACGGCGATGCGTCCGACCTGCGGTTCCTTGACCCCGCTGCCCACGTCGTGGGCCTGCGGGCCAAGGCTGTGTCCAACGCCCGCCTGCGGGCCATGGTCAAGACCCCGTTCGTGTACAGCGCGACGGGCGAGCACGTGGAGGTGTGATGTGAGCGAGCACGTGACGTACACAGTCGTAGTCCGCAAGGACGACGATGTGATCGCAGAGATGCTCCGACACACCGCAGAGGGCATCTGCTTCCTGTGGGGCGAGGACGGCGTGACGCAGTGCGCGCTGGACAAGGGCGCAGAACCCACGTCGTGGGACAAGCCCACGGACGACGCAGACGACTACACGGACGAGGAGGACAACTGACATGGCCGAATGGCACACGCTCAGCGACGACGACAAGTACGACAACCTCGTGGACAGGCTCACACAGCTGGGCTTGGATCACCCCGGGCTGCCCGCGGATGTCCTGTGCGTGCTCACCAAGTCGTGGGACACCATGCGCTGGCACCGCAGGCAACTGCTGTCCGTGATCAACGAGGTCACGGCAATGATGGAGAGGGAGGACTGATGGCCACAACGACCACACAGGAGGGCGTCCGGGTGTCTGGCACCCTGCGCTCCAACGGGGTCATCGACATCGGAGAGCATTGCACCCACTGCGGGTGTGATGTGTCGTGGGGCACGGGCAAGTACGTGAACCGTGTGCCCTCCGATGCCGACAGCGGTGACGGCAAGCACGTGCTGATGGGCTACATCTGCGCGGACTGCCTCGCCGTCGAGTGCGACCTGTGCGGCGATGCCGTGCTGGACGACTGGCGCAGCGACTACCCGCAGTGCCAGGGTGTGCCCGTCTGTGACGAGTGCGCCAACAAGCGCGGGTGGAACAACCCGCACAACATGCCTGAGGAGGGCTGACACATGACCATCACCTACGAACCCACGGCGGGCATCGCCAAGGCGCCTGAGGCTGCTGAGTTCCACTACACGGGCCGGTGGATCTGGCCCTGCGACATCGTGTGGGACAGGCAGGAGGTCGTCGGTGACGACGGATGCGAGGGCAGGCAGGAGTTCATCCACTGGCTCCAGCGTGGCGACGACAGGGGCAACGCCCTGATCCACGCTGCCAACCGGGCTCTCAAGCTTGCTGGCGGCTACGCTGAGACGCACGTGGACAGCCTCACGGGCGACACGATCCGCACGTGGATCAGCATGCCCCACAACGACACCAAGCAGCACATCCTGTACGAGGACGACTACGGCATCCTCGTCGGATGGCCCCGCGGCGGCTACGTGTACGTGGTCGGGTGGCGCAAGCAGGACATGCTTGCGAACAACAACACGCCCAAGGAGGGCTGAAAGATGTCTGACTCCAGACTGATCGGACACTGCGCCGTGGACAGCGGCCAGATCATGCTCGTGGATCCGTGCTACGTGATCGGGGATGCGTACACGGAGAAGCACTACGGGGACACGATCGACGTGACCTGTGGCGACAAGCGCTCGTGTGGGCCCGACTTGGGTGGCCTCGCCGTGTCCACGGAGACCGGCGTGGGCGACGGGCGGTTCCCCGTGTACGGCACGTTCGACGGGACGCGCATCGTGTCCGTGGAGATCGTGTTCACCGAGGACACGGACGAGGACGACTCGTACGTGGAGTGGGACAGCGAGGAGGAGGACGACTGATGGCTGTGACCGCACAGGCAAGCATCGCTGCATCCAAGTCCATGGTCAGGTGCAACCGCTGCAATGCCCACATCCAGCCCTACACGAACGGGCCTGCGGATGACGGCACAGACATGTGGGTGGACTCCGAAGGCCACCTCGCCTGCATGGACTACCACGGCCATGATGAGCATGGCATCTACGTGCCCCTGCACAATCCCAACGAGGACTGGGACAGGACTGTCGTTCACGACAGCGCTGACGGGTGCGTGGAGCTGATGTACAGGGGTGAGCCCGATGAGTAACATCGGCTTCGGCAAGGCCCTTGAGCGCACGGCGCTTGTGGTTGGCATCGTCTTCGCAGTCATCTGGCTGTGGGGCAAGTTCACCACAAAGCCCGACCTCAACGTCAAGCCGCCCGCTGACATCGTGCACGACAGGTGCGAGTACGTCAGTGATGGCATGCCGTTCTACATCGGTGACGATGACAGGACGGACATCGATGCAAACGACAACGGGATCGCATGCGAGCCCGAGGACATGCGCTGATGGCAGAGCTCCACATGATCATGGGCCTGCCATCGGCTGGCAAGACAACGTACGCAGAGGAGCATGACAACCTGCCCGAAGATGCGTACCTGATCGAACTGTCCAAGTACGCAGAGGACGTTGCCGACGGGCCGCGCATGGGCCCAGGTCAGTGGCAGCGCGCGTACAAGGACATGCTGGAAAGCATCAAGGCTGATGAGGACATCATCATCGACGCCAACAACACGCAGACATCTGCGAGGCGCGAGATCATGTCCATGGCCAGAGATGCTGGCATCGATCGCTTCGTGCTGCACGTCCTGTGCACTGGACCCAAGCGGTGCATGAAGCGCATCAAGCCCAAAGGCCCGGATCAGCTCGCGAAAGTGCGCAAGATGCTTGCGCATCAGACGGAGCTGTTCATGGCATCCCTGCCGGACATCCAACAGGAGGACTGGGACGAGATCCTGTTCGTGCAGGACACACAACATGCCGAGGAGGCATCGTGAGCGAGACATACTTCGTGTGGGACCCGTACCTCAAGCAGCCCGTGTTCTGGTCTGACTACGAGGACGATTGCGTCAACTACAAGGCCGACAGCGATCCGCAGAACGAGGGCGGCCTGCACGTGCGGCAAGCCACCGAGCGCGAGGCATCCCTGTACGCCGAGGGCGGTGTGCTGGATGACCCCATCCTGCGCCGCGCGGTTGGCATCCTGTCCGATCGCACGGGCGTGGACTACATGAACGTGGCCGTGCGTCTGGACGAATGGGCGGGCGTCAGCGGCATGGAGTCCGTGTGGGCGCACTTCGTGGGCCCCATGCTGGACAGCATGCAGAACGCTCTGTGGCCGGAAGGTGGGATCTGATCATGGACAGACAGATGCGGGTGGCGGTAGTAGGCCACACTACCCTGAGCAAGGCGGCACTGAGCATGCTCATTGCAGACATTGGCAATCACCACATGGTGGACCTGAATGGCTCAGCTGAGGTGATTGTGATCGAACTGGACACCCACATGTCCATGCAAGACGAGCTCAACGACCTTGGGGACAAAACCCCCATCGTCGCAATCCTGCCGGGCTCTGATGCCAACAGAATCACAGACAGCGCGGGCATGGGAGTGCTGTCGTACGTCTACGGCCACAGCACACCGCTGGTCCTTGAGGAGGCTATCCAGCACGCATTGCGTGGGGATCGCTACATCTGTCCGCGACTGGCGATCGACATGATTGAGGAAACTGGGCCGCTGAGCCTGTCCAGCAGGGAAAGACAGGTTCTGAGATTCATTGCGCTTGGTCTGGAAAACGCCGAGGTTGCCAGTGAGATGCACCTGTCTGTAAGGACTGTAGAGTCTCATCGTTCGATGGTGCACAAGAAGCTGGGTGCGAAGAAGCGCCGAGATCTGGTAACTGAGGCTCATGCCATGGGCCTCGTCTAGGCCCATGTGTGAGCACAGCAAGCACACTGCAATCAAAACTTCACGGAGGAGTCACATGAGTCTGATCACTGACACACAGATCAGCAACGCACTGAACGGGCGCGGCAAGCGCTCGTACACGTGCACCTGGGCCAACGGTGTGCAGAAGCGCATCTGGGCCGACACCAAGGAGCAGGCCAAGGACATCGCCCGTGAGTGGGCGATCAGGTTCGAGTACAGCCCGCCCCGCAACGCAACGCCCATCATGATGTGGTGGGACAAGGAGGACTGATCATGGCCAAGCAGACCGCACGCAAGGCGCGCAAGAAGCGCGCCAACCTGCTCATGCGCGTCGTGCGCGGGAACGCCCGAGTGGGCAACCCGCTCCCGGGCGAGAGCCGCGTCTACATGGACAACAACTACCACCTGTCGGACGAGTACAGGCAGTACGGCCAGCGCCTGCGCGACGAGGTGCAGGACACGCTCAAGGCGCACTGGGGCGAGGCGCACCTGAAGCCCCGCTCCCCGAAGACCCCCACCCCCCGCTGGTTCTAGCCAGCATTTGGCTCTAGCTGCGGGATCGCCGGTCCCGATTTGACATCGGGATCGGCCCCGCCTAGAGTCCCCAATCCACAGGGCTAAGTAAGCCCACCAACCGTCTCAAACAAGGAGACAGACCATCATGAACGAGAACTTCCCGCCCATCATCAACCTCAACACCGGCACCACCCACGCGTGGCAGCCGACCGAGGAGCCCCCGGCGCACGACCCCAAGCCGGAGGAGCCCCCCGTGCCGCCCACGTCCGGCTTCGCGCTGGATCACAAGGGCATCGACTGGGAGCAGCACTCCCCCGGCGGGGGCATCTACCTCTGGATGCGCGACGCCAGCGCGGAGGACGTGGGCCGCGGCGGCGGCGTGCACAGCCCCGCGTCCCTGCGCATGCTCAAGGGCAAGAAGATCCGGGGCTGGGACACCGGCAAGGTGATCCCGGGCAACGTGAGGACCACGGCCGAGGCCATGCAGATCGCGGGTCTGGACTGGACGGTCACGCAGTACCCCGTGTACGCGCACCTCGTCGGCATGGACGACAAGGGCGAGGTCAACCCGGACGCCAGCAGCGACCCGGACACCCTGCGCGCCTCGCGCTTCGTCGCGAACGTGCGCGGCGACAACGGCGAGGTGCTGGGCGTCGTCGGCAAGAACTGGCGCGGCCCGCAGAACTGGGAGGCGTTCACGTTCATGGACGACCTCGTGGACGACGGGTCCGCCAAGTGGCTGGGCGCGGGTGAGATCGACGGCGGCCGCCGCATCTACGGGCTCGCGCAGTTCTCGCGCGAGATCGTCGTGGGCGGGGACGAGGACGAGAAGTGCATCCCGCTGGGCTTCCTGTCCAACGGCTGGGACGGCGGCCTGTCCGTGACCATCACGGTCGCCCCGTTCCGCCTCGCCTGCACGAACGGCATGACGATCCCGCTGGAGGGCTGCCTGCGCCAGTGGAAGGTGCAGCACCGCCGCAACGTCAAGATGCACCTGGACGACGCGCGGCGCACGCTCCAGCTGACCGTGGGCTACATGGACCTGTGGGAGGACATGGCCAACGCCATGATCACCACGCGCATCGACGACGCCGCGTTCGAGCGGTTCGTCAAGACGCTGGTGCCCCTGCCCACGCCCAAGGACGGGCAGACGGACGACCGCGGGTACAAGCGGTCGCTCACGATCGCCACGGAGACGCGCGAGCTGATCGCGCACACGTACAAGCACGACGACGACCTCGCGAACATCCGCGGGACCGTCTGGGGCGCGTACAACGCCGTGGCGGACTACGCGGACTGGCAGGCCCCGCAGCGCGGCGAGCGCAAGGCCGAGAAGGCCCTGCTGCGCAGCGTGGAGGACAGCCCGCTCAAGAACAAGGCGTTCGCGATCCTCAAGGACGAGTACGCGCTGGCGGGCGTCTAGCCCGTACGCACAGGGGGAGGGGGTGTGTGCGCACCCTCTCCCCCTCAACCGTTGCACAAGCAACAGACAAGGAGCACACGTCATGAGCAATGACATCGACACCCTCGCCACGAGCAACGACCCTCTGGCCAAGGAGTTCACCCGCGTCCTGTATCAGACCTCCGCAACGAACGGGGGCGTGGTCGCGGAGCACATGAATCAGGAGCCCGAGCGCATGCGCTGGAGCTTCACGTACGGGGGCGACTGCCCGCTGGACGACCCCATGTACAAGGGCCTGCTGCTGGGCTTCCTCAACGCGGCGCGCGACGTGTTCACGTTCGTGCTCACGATCCAGCACCCGGGCACGGGCGAGCTGCACTCGTTCCAGTGCTTCCGGCCTGAGGGCGGCTTCAAGTTGCAGGGGGCGGACTGGTCCGCGGGCGACCACGAGCCGTACATCACCGTGTCCGAGTACTTCCCGGAGACGGACAGCGTGGGCATCACCCCCGTCAAGGTGTACCTGCACCAGATCGTCAACATCCACATCCCGTGAGAGGCAGACACATGGACACTCTGAACCCCAGATCCCCCGAGAGCCTGGAGCACGCGCTCATGCGCGTGGAGCAGGCGGCGGACCCCGCATGGCTGCGGAGCGCGATCACGGCCGTGCGGGCCACAGCTGTCCGCAAGGCCACGCTCACGACGGACGACGTGTGGGAGACCCTGCGCAGCACCTACCCGGGCGTGGACACGCACGAGTACCGGGCGCTGGGTGCCGTCATGCGCATCGCATCGCGGCACGGCTGGATCAGGTCCAGCGGCACGTACAGGCCCACAACCCGCCCCGAGGCCCACAAGCGCCCCATCGCCGTGTGGTTCAGCCTCATCCACGATCGTGACTAGGGCAGAGATACAGGCCACGATCACGCGGCCTGACTTCGGCAGCCTCGCATACGTGTGGATTGGTGACACGGAGCACGTCACGTCCTGCACGAGCGAGGCACACGCGCTCATGAACAAGCGCGGTGATGTCACGTACGTGGGCAGGACGGGCATTCCCGGAGCTGGCATGACCGAGCACTACGTGATCACGAGGCGACGATGATGGACTTGGTCATCGAATACTGGGCCGTGTTCATCGTGTGTCTGATGGTTCTAGCAGCACTCATGGATCCGCGCCCGCGGCATGACAAGACACGTCGCAGCAAGCGCGACAGAAAGCGTGTGTGGTGGAGATGACAGACGACAGATCCAACTTCCTCATCCGCAGCGTAGATGCGGAGACGAAGAGCCTGTTCACCCGCTACGCTCATGCCCAGGGTCTACGCAACCCTGACATGTTGCGTGGTCTGATCGGGCTCTACGAGACCATGTCCATGCTCGCGATCAAGCAGGACAACGACCACGCCCGCAACCTGCTTGACCACAACGGGCTCAAGCCAACCCATCTGGGGGACTAGCACCATGCACTACAGCTTCTACGCACGATCATACGACGAGTACCCGGACGCCCTTCGCGCGTTCCACCACATCAACGGACGCATGCAGGCCGAGGTTCCAGATGCGTTCGTCACCCTCGCGGAAGACGCTTTGGGCTTCACGGTCATGTTCGGGTGTCACGACGACCACGCTGGGTTCTTCCAGTCGCTCACCGCAGAGTGGGTCTCTGGCGACGAGGCCGAGGTGGACATCCGCACCTGGATGGCACTGGAGGGAAATCACGCCCGCGAGTGTCAGCGTCACGCGGAAGAGAATGGCAACACGGACTTCAAGCTCACGCGCGACGAGCCCTCGCAGATCATGGCCGACGGGAGCAGGCTGACGTGAGCGACAGCGTGGTCGGCTACATCAGAGTCTCGACGGCCGATCAGGCAGCGCATGGTGCGGGGATGGACGCTCAGAGGGCGTCCATCACCCGCGCGTGCGAGTACCGCGATCTTGACCTCGTTGAGATCGTTGCCGACGACGGCTACAGCGGCAAGAACATGAGCAGGCCCGGACTTGAGCGATGCCTGAGCATGGTGCGCTCAGGTGAGGTTGCGGGCATCATGGTGACCAAGCTTGACCGCCTGTCGCGATCGATCAAGGACTTTTCAGACATCATGGCCGCCTCGCAGCGCGAGGGCTGGCGCCTGATCATCCTTGAGCCGGACATTGACTTCTCCACACCCTTCGGCAAGCTGCTTGCCAACATCCTTGCCTCGTTCGCTGAGTTTGAGCGGGACATGATCAGCATGCGCACGAAGGAGGGCATGGCTGAGCGCAAGCGCCAGGGTGTGGTGATCGGCAGCCAGACGCAGATCCCAGATGAGATCAAGCACATGGTCCGGGAGATGCGCGAGCGTGGTTTCACATTCAGACAGATAGCAGAGCACCTGAGCCGCGCAGAAGTTCCGACCCCCAATGGCGCACGCTATTGGGCACATCAGACCGTGTACGATCTCGTCAAGCGCAACTACACCTGAGGAGAGAGCAGTGCGTAACTTCATAGCCGTGTGTCTTGCCATGCTTGTGCTTGCCCCCGTGGCGTCCGCAGAGCGCCCAGCCCCCGCGCAGGCACTGCATGAGATGGCAACAGAGCTGTACCCCGCCAACAGAGACTTTTTTGTCGCCATCGGCCGCTGTGAGCAGCCCGCGCCGCCTGAGAAGCAGCGCAAGGACGGCTCATGGCAGAAGGGCTACGAGTGGGGCATCAACTGGCACCACCCGGGCCCCACGTATCCGGGCGGGCTTGGTGTCTTCGCTCCCCTGTGGACTGAGGACGGCATCGACGGGCGAGATCTTGCGCCCACCATCCAGGAAGCCACGCCCGCACAGCAGATGATCCACGCCCAGCGCATCATCGACAAGTACGGCCCCTACGCATGGGGCTGCACCGGTCGCGCGCTGGCCGTGGCTCCTCTGCTTGTGGACTAGGCCACGTACCGCGAGTAGCTCAGTGGATAGAGCGTCCGCCTTCTAAGCGGAGGGTCGCAGGTTCGAGTCCTGCCTCGCGGACTGATGTAGGGCAAGGTGGCAGGCCCGACAGAGGAAGGTCACATCAAGAGGGCGGGAGTAGTCCTCATGGTGCGCCTCTGTCTCTGGGGCGCCGCACTCCACGCATGGTCGCCGTGTCATCTTGCCGCGCTTGATCGCATCGCGGGCAGTCTCGCGTGCGCGGATCTTCTCGCGCAGACCCGGAGTCTGTCTGTCCACGCGGCACTGTTCTGCAATCTTTTGTCGCACATCTGAGCGCTGCTTGTACTCTTTGCTGTACTCAGAGACACGCTCTGGGTTCTGCTCTTTCCAAGCCCTGCTGGTCTTGTACTTACGCTCGCGCACAGCTGGATCGTTGTTGTAGGCATCAACACGTTCGCGGTTGGCTTCACGCCAGCGCGCTGCCCTGAGGCGGTTCTTGCACCGCTTGCAGTCTCCGCACTCGCAGCCGACCGGAGTGTCGAACCCGTTATCCACCACTGTGGTGCACCTTGCGGTGGATCTCAGCGGCCCCGCGCGCCCCGTGCCACGACGTGTACTGCCCGCCCTGGCAGGAGTGGCACGCGAGGCAGCGCCATGTGAACAGAGCCATGGAGTAACGCTTCTCCGAGCCCTTGAGGCTGGTGATCTCTGTGTTGGAAGGAAGTCTGGGTGCGCCTAGCATGATGGCTCCTGTGTGGTGTGACACCGTGATGTCGCGCGAGTGCTCCCTAGACCTTACAGCTGCGTTGCCGTGTATGTCTTGCCGCGGAAGATGCAGGTCCCGCCATGGATGGGGACAAGCTCCACATGGAAGAACCCGTCTCCCTCTTCGTAAGACACCACAGCGATCCCCTGCTGCCAGTTCTCCCACGACTGCACAGGGCGCCCGTAGATGTCAGTGGACGACTTGAAGCCCGGGACCGCGCCGTCGATACGGCACAGGCAGCCCGGACACGCAGCGAGATTGTTCTTCGAACCAGATCTTATTCGGCGCGTTTGGTGCTGGAGCTCGATTCTGTGAATGTGTCCGAAGATGATGGACGATCGCTCATCCCCAACCACAGCCGCAGCGGTTGATCCGCCGGAGCGAGACTTGTGGCCGTGGATACAGGCCAGGTTGTCATTGATCCAGAAGATGTTGGCGGGATAGCCTTCGATGTACTCAACGCCCAGCTCGTCCATGCGCAGCAGGAAAGGCAGGGAAAGAACGGGCCAGCTCTCGGGCACGTTGGCTCTCTGTAGACCAAACGCAGACTGAGCGTTCTGCACGATAGCCTTCTCAAGGCGCCTGTCGTGGTTGCCCTCAAGCAGAACAATCTGCGCGTCAGGAGAGCTTGCGCGCTGCTGAGCCAGCCACTCGTGGGCTCTGTCAATAGAGCGCTGTGTTGTGCGGGCGAAGCCCGGCTCTTGCGGGTGCCTGGAGAACTCAGGCAGGTCAACCAGATCACCCAGGTTGACAATCACGTCGGGCTGCGTTTCCTTCACGACTTGCAGGGCAACGTCCATAGCCTGCTCATCGTGGAACGGGTCATAGTCCTCCCTCAGGATGTCCCGTCTGTAACCGATCTGAGGATCGGGCAGCACGACTGCTGTCTTTGTAGTCAGGTCCTTCTTCTGAACCTTGGCGGGCTTGATGACGGTCGGCTTGGCGGGCTGAACCACAGGCCACTCGGGTCCGTCGATCCAGCGCGGCTCAATAACAATCTGGGCCGACTTGAGATCAGTAACGACAGCCTCGCCGTTGTCGTCCTTGTGCGCCATCTGCCACTCGTTCAGGCGCACCTTCTTGACAGACTTGATCTCCTCAAGGGGAATGTCAGCGTCTTCTAGAAGCTTGGCCAGTCTACCGATCGAGTCGGTGTCGCTGGGGAGACCATCGTCTCTGCGGAACTCTCTGCGCCGTCTCTTGAGGTTAGATAGTTTCTCTGTGGGGAAGTTCTTCTTGAGGTCTTCGTCTGTCTTGCAGGAAAGCAGGAGTTTCCGGGTATGGTCGTTCCATTCCAAGTTGTATATCCTCCCGTTCGGCTACCGGCGAACCAGTAGTAATACGGTTCAGTCCACTCGAACGAACAGCGTCGGCTTTGTCGCGGGCCGCTCGCGCAGCCACAGACCACCTCCGTCATCCTGCGACCCAGCCTGGCCATTAGAGGTATTCCCCTCTGCGGTCAGGATGGTCCCAGAAGACAGGCGCGCGCGACTACGAGAGATGCCGATGTGATCGTACGGTTCGGACGAGTCGAAGTTCATGGCGATGAAGTCACCAGGACGAGTCATGCGCCAATCGACCAGACGCATGTTGTACTTCTTGTTTCGGGCCGCGTTGACCCATCCCTGCACCCAAGCCTCAGGCTCGTTGCGGACGAAAGCACCCCAGTGCTCCCAACCCGCGCACCTCAGAGCCCAGCTTGTGGTGGCCGCACACCAAGGCCACGCGCCGGGGTTGAGATCGCTACCCAGCTTCTGAATGGCCTGAACAGAAGAGCCGATGTTGTTGCCGCCGGTCTCCAGCGGGCCAACCATGGCGATCATGGACCACATGGCCTTCTCGCCAGTGCGCCCCGGAAGGTAGTTGCCGATCGCCAGAAGCGTGTAGGGGCCAACGGCACCGTCGGGCTTTAGCCCGGCCTTGGCCTGAACCCGCTTGACCAGCTCGAACGCGGGGCGACCGAAGGAGTCCGTGCGATGGCTGAAACCATCGGGAACGGGAATGCCGTGAACGCGAGCAAAGCCCGCGAGTGCTGTCTTGACTGCTCTGTTCTTCGTCATGGATCAGAGACGATCCGGATCGGTCTTCAGCCAACCAGCAGCGAAGACGGCGATCGTAATCAGGGCGGCCTGCACTTCGGCAGGAACGCTGACACCAGCGAACTCAGAGATGGCCCACACCAGGATGCCAACCCCCGCCGCGGCCGCTGTGGCGGCACTCACCTTAGGCGATACAGCACTCACGTCTTTCTCCTTCAGATCTGGTTGAGCACTTGAGTAAGAATAGCAGTGCAGAGGGACCCGATACCGACAGCGACGCCGACCCAGGTTGCGATCTGTGCTTTCGACATGGAGCTGGCAGTTTCCTGCCCCCTGCGACCGGCCTCTGCCTTTTCCAGAGCCCTCAGGCGCCCGTTTAGGTCTGCCCTGTAGCCCTGAACCTCGTCTCGCAACTCACTGAGCATCCTGTACAGACGCTCCACGTCTTCAGCAGACATGGGACTCCTACAACATCAAAGAATGGACAAGAATGAAGAAGAAAAGCCCCGGAAATACAAGAAACGTCTTACTAATCAACATTGGTACCAGACTAGACTAGAGTCAGTACGCGATCCGATGTAAGTTTGGCCGCAACCTGTCTCCAGGACTCGAACACCGTGTCCCAAGCGAAGCTCTCAACATGAGCCCTGCCCTCTGCGATCCAGTAGTCCCTGACGTGATCCTCGGACTCAAAGACCATCTGAAGGTTCTGCATGAAGCGCTTGCGATAGTCAGCGTTGCCAGCATGACCGGGGATCAGCAGCTCCTTGCAGGCCACGGTCTCGTTTAGCGCGGCGAGCTGCGTGGTCACGGGGATCACACCGGCAGCCTGCATTTCAAGTGCCGTGATGCAGAAGGTCTCGCAGAATGCGGTGGGATATGCCCACACCGATGTGCTTGCGTAGTGCTTGGCAAGCTCTGCGCGGGACACGCGATCGTGCCACGTGATCGAGTTGTCCTCGTTGACCTCAAGAAACAGCGCCTCAATGCGCTGCTTCAGGAAACGCAGGGGATGGTTCGGCCGCGTGGAGAGAATCTTGTCGATGCTGTGCCAGCCATAGAAGACATCCAGGGTGGCCTCGGGGTAGTGCTTCTTGACAACAGGCCAGATCTCCAGGAGGTTCTCAAGGCCGCGATCAGGACTAGAGGCGTATGCCATGGAGAATGGCTTCTTCTCACTCGCGCCAGACGAGAACATGTCCTTGTTGAAACCGTTGTAGATGTAGCTGACCTTGCGGGGATCTACGTCGTACACCTTCTTGAGGTGGTTAGCGTGCCACTCACTCACGCCAAGCATGAGGTCAAAGCGCTGGAAGCGGTCGCCCCACGGGCCCACCTGGACATCCCCAACGCTTACATCATGCATCCACAGAATGGTCTTCTTGGAGTTGAGGTTGGCGTCGAAGATGTCGGGAGCTCGCACGGAGACAGTGATGGTGAAGGGCTCTGACACGTCGTAGTCCCGCGCCGTATCCCAGTACTCAACACCGTCTCTGGTCTGTCCGCGCAGGGCGCCGGGAGAGCCGAAGATCGCCACGCGCCAACCATCCCGGGCGAAGCGCTTGGCCACCTCAATGACGCAAGCCTCCGTACCACCAGAGCCATCCTTGTCGATTAGATCTGGATGCCAGGGCTCAAACAGCGGCTTGGTAACAAAGCAGATGCTCTTGCCCATGTCCTTGCCAAAGACCTTCTTGCGCTCTTCGTCGGCAACCTTCTGGACCTCGGCATTGGCCCTCATCTCAGCGATCTTGCCCGCGTAGTCGTTGAGATGGGGACTAATGTCCATGCAGGCTTGATAAGCCTCGGCCGCCTTCTCCCAGTCTTGCATGCGCTCGTAGGAGTTCGCGATCACGAAGTACGGGGCATAGGCATTGCCCTGAACTTCGTGGGCGGACAGGAAGTTCTCCCGCGGGCCACACTGGAGGGCCTTGTTGGACCACTCAATAGCCAGTTCGTTCTGGCCGGTGGAGAGGAAGCTCAAGGCAATGCCGACATACGCCTCCGGAAAGTTGGGGCGCATCTTGATGCCCTGAAGATCGCGATCAACAGCCTCGTTCCAGAGCTGCTGCTCGCGCAGACAGTCCGCAAGGCGGCAGTTCGCCATGTAAGGATCGTCGCCCTCAATGTCGGAGTACTTACGCAGGTACGTCTCGTAGAGACGGCGAGTGTCGCGCAGTACAGCGGCGGCCGTCAGCTTGCCATCGTTCTTCTGGGCCTGGTACTCGGCAAAAACCTCGTGAGCCAGGTAGATGTGATATCGCGGCTCGTCAGGGTCTCGCCTCTGCGCCTCGGCCAGAAGCTCCCTGTTGCGCCTGCGAGCCTTCTGATTGTCTTCGCTAAGAAGATCGCGCCAGTGCTTGACAATCACGTCCGTTTCCGGCTTGGCCATAGCCGTGCCGGGCGGGAAGTGTGCCACCTCGTGGATCATGTAGTCCCATCTCATGGGAATGTGGGCCCGCCAAATGCGCTCCCTGTACTGCTCAACCACAACCTCGTCGGTCTCGTGATTGAACGCGTACCAATACTTCATGAAGACCAGCCCGACGCGCGGGTTGGCCTTTTGAAGAAGATCCTTGAGCTTGTCCCCGTTGACTAGCTCGTCGTCGGAATCGAGCCACATGATCCAGTCGTACTTTGACCGGTCAACCATGGCGAGGTTTTCGTTACGGGCGCGGCCGAAGTCCTGGTCCCAGCCAATGGCCTGGACCACCATGTTGTCGGTCGTGCGAAAGGGAAACTTACTTGCGTCATCCTCTGTGTAGCCAACGTAGATGGAGTCTACGTTGTCCTCGACAGAGGCGATCAGCCGGTTCCAGTCATCATGGCTGGTGCCATCACCAACCATGATGCACAGCGCGATGCGCTGCATCTCAGTACTTCTTCTTGGTCGGCTTCTTGACTTTCGTGTTTTTCTTCACGGTTTTACCCTTTCAGTACGTGCCGCAGCGCGGCAGACCACCAGTTACCTGTTCGTTGCTCCGAAGCATACGCGATGTTGCTCGGTACAGGAGTCCAGTGAAGTGTACAGTTCGGGTGGGACATGCTCAGCGTTTCCTCGATTGCCTCAGCAATCGTGTACTCCTTGCCATGGCGATCGATGCAGTGCTGATCAGTGGAGAAGTCTGTTCCGTTGCTCGCATCAGAGGCGCGGAGCTTCTGGGCGCCTAGCTCCTGGGCGGCAAGGATTTGGGCCATTCTGTAGGCCCGGGTGGATTCGCCGCGGGCAACCCGCTGGCTTTTCCAATCAGGGTAGTTACGAAACTTCTCGCGAAACTCAGCAGAAATCTCAGAGGGCGTGGTTCCCTTGGCGTTCTTAAGAAAGGTCTTGATGTCCTCAAGGGTTGTCTCGGCAAGAAGACTGGGCAGGTTCTCGGAGTTCTGCGCGTTCCACTCGGAGGCGGCGTCAAACTCACCAAGCTCGCTGGGCGGGTAGCCCACGGCAATGGCGGTGTTGCGCCCAGAGCGAAGCATGAGAAGAGCGAGAATCGCAGCCGATGCCGTAGCGCCCTTCTTGAAGTTCTCCTCTAGGGCCTGGCGCAGGGTCTGCTCCTGCTCATCGTTGGGCTGATCAGCGAGGCCGATAGACGCAACCAGATCAACAATGTCGTTGTAGGCGTTGCGGAAGGTGCGATCCCAGATCTCCTGGACCTCAACGCTGGCCTCGATCGTTTCCGGATCTTCCATGGCCGGGTAGTACTTCTGCATGGAAGAGCGGAAGTCGGTGTCGGCAAGAGTGATGACCTCGCGCGGCTGAATGTAGCGGCCCCACTCGTCTGTCACGTCCTTGATGTGACCGGGCCCGGCCATGACGCCACGGGTCGGGGGCGGGCTGCCACCCTGCGGGGTGTCACCGGTCGCCTCCATCGGGGCCATGGAGTCTCGCACGTCGCCACCAGCACCCTCGGCCTCAGGAATCTCATCAATGTTCAGCTCACCGATGATCTCCTGCTCGGCCTGCTTGGCCTCGGTCTCGCGGATACGAGCCATCACTTCAGTCTCTGTGTAGAGAGGAATGTGGTACTGGGACAGGATCTCGCGGATGTCAACCATGTTCAGCTCGGCCGGGTTGGTCTGGCCGATTAGCTGAAGAAGCTGACGGGCGAGGTCGATGTCTGTGGAGGCGAAGCCTCTCGTCACCTTGCGCACTGTGCCAGTGTACTCGGGGAAGTTGAGCGCAACCAGCTGCGGAATCAGGTAGCGATTGCAGTGCTCGTCAATCTCCAGCATGCGGACGTACTGGCTCTCAAAGAGCTTGTCGCCCATCTGGGCCGCAACATTACGGCTCGACGTGCCGCCAGAGCCCTCGATGAGGGCCTGCTCTGGAACAGCGAGGGAGCGCAGCTTCATCACATCGAGATAATCAAGCGACTCGGCAAGCGCCTGGAAGTTCGTATCAGAACGCAGCTGCTCCCAAGCCCACTCACGATCGCCGGGCTTGCCCTCTGGATCCGTGAGTCTGCTGTTGGGGAGAGCAATGGTAGAACCCGAACGAGCCTGCTCAAACACACTGATCGCAGAAGCCCGGACATTGAGCTCTTCGCCAGTCTCGTCATCGATAACGGGGTCGGGCGGGAAGTAGACGACCATTGCCGGGTCAACGTGCCGCTCGAACGCGCGGTCGGCCAGGGCCATTCGGAACCAGTACGACCACCAGTAGCGGTAGGCGGGAGTCAGCATGGACTCGCCATACAGCGACCCGAAGACTTTCTCTTTCTGGTTTGTGGCCCACAAAGCGCGATCAACCGGGACCTTGTAGGAATCATCCTCGCTGAACGTACCGGCGATCACACCGGGGTTACTCCACAGGAAACCGTCAAACTCACCGCTTGAGTTCCACTTCGGCATCGCGTGCTCCGGGGCGACACCCGTGAACGGCTTCCAAACAATGGCGTCAATGTTGCCGTTGTCCCAAGCTTTCTTCTCCGGCTCCCGCATGTCCGTGGGGTCCACATACATCCAGTTGGGCTTGGCGAAAGCAAAGTTCTTGATGATAGGGGAGTAGCCGAAGTCGTAGCAGTTGGTGTACTGGAAGACAAAGCTGTTCCAGATCTCGCGCAGGGCACCGTCAACGAACGCGGCGATCTTGGCGTCCTCGCACTCGATGTACCAGGGGGCGCGAACCAGCGGCACCTTGATGAACTGAAGTCCGAAAGCCAGCATCGGGTCACAGCGCATCTGGTAAATCTTGGAAAGCGGAATGCTTGTCCAGTTCCACTCTTCCAGCGTGCTTGTACCAAGCCTGTAAAATGTCGTATAATCGACAGAGCGCTGACGCGAAGTGGGACCGCGATCGGTTGTGAGCTGCCTGCGCTTCGCCTCAGACATTTGGCGCACGCGGTCCAGTGGGTCAACTGCCATTACTACTCCAGTCTATCGCTACCGAAGGTCGCGCGCCAGCGTTCAGACCTCGGAAGCCTTGTGGAATTCGAGTTTCTATACGTGCCTGTAGAGATACTTTTCTGCACGTCCCGTAAGAAACTTGCAGTTGTGTGACCGCTACCACTTGAAATCGGGGCTAGCGCCGCGGTCGATCTACCGGCCATACGTGCGATATTCGCAATGGAGTAACGCATTGCGGACATTGCATGATCGAAGTCGTTGACCGGAATCTCCGGATCATCGACAGAGGACGATCGACCTTTGGGGTAATGCCATGCCTCGATTTCTTCAACCATCATGAGGCATCTGCTGGCATCAATAACGATCATGTCGTCGTTGTACAGCTCGTTTACCAGCTTGATGTGCTCTCGTACATCTCTGGTTGTGTACCAAACACTGGGGAGTGGCGGGTTGTGGTTTCTGAGGTCAAGCCTCGCAGCCTTGCCCTGGGGGTCGCAGAAACGGGAGTGGACCTTGAATCCGGGTGCTGCCTTGCGCCACGCAAGCTCACGATCGCAAATCAGGTCAGCAAGCTTGTTGTTGCTGATCTCGGCCTTGTAGATCTCATCGAAGTAAACATGGGTTCCCTGGCGCAAGCGCTTTGTTCCGCCGCTCCACATCTCCACATCTACTTCATGCTCTAGCACTTGCACAAACAGGACGGCATGCGGGTTTGTTCCGCCGAAGTCAATACCCTGGTAAATAGGACCGTTGCCCGGGTCCACCTCGAAGTTCTTGATGCAGTGCCGCTCTCTGGTAAAAGAGGGCACGACCATGCCGGACGTGGAAGGCTTCTTGCACTCCTGCTGGGCCTCCCACATTTCAGGAGTGTTAGAGAGAAACAGCTTGATCACATCGTCGAAGTCGATCCATCCCTGGGATCTGGCGAGCCTGCCATTGCAGACATCAGCAAGCGTGCGATCAACGCCGCCGTCGAGCTTGCCTCTCTTGATTGTGTCGCAGGGGCAACGCTTGCCCGGAGGAAGATCCGGGTTTGCCTTCTGACAGTTAGGCACGTTCTGAGCTGTCTCGAAGATGCACCAGGTGTAGAGCTTGTATGGCGGCTCTTTTCCCTGAAGCTCCGCATCCATCACTTCATCGACAAGCCTCTGCATTAGACCAGCGGCTCTCTTGCGCGTAGACGTGATGATGTTCTGAGCACGAAGAAAACGCCCGTCGATCGTCTTGGACTGCGCCATGTTGCGGGACTCGTAGAACACATCCTCGTCCATGAGCTCGACCTCATCGGCGTGCACAACCTGAGGGTGTGGGCCGTTGACAGCGCGAATGGTACCGGGAACGATTTCGACGCTAGAGCCGTTCTTCCACTTGGTCATCGACTCCAGAGACGATTCAATCTCGTCATCATTCTTCTTGCGGATGAGATCCTTGAGGTGGGCGTAGGCACGCTTGGACTGGGCCTCGGTGGCGCCGAAGGTAAACCCCTCGATCCCTGCCTTGAACTTGCCGTTGAGATAGTGGAGGATCGCAACACCGAATGTTTTCGAGCCACCTCGATTAGCAACAACAATCCCACTATTTTGACGCTCAAAGAAGAAGTCAGCGACGAAATCGAACGGCGCATGATGTCCATCGCACACTGCCTCCCTGGGGATATCAACGCCAAGCTCTGACTTGACCCACGTATGCAGCTCGTCGTCATTCATGGGGGCGCCAGACACCACACGCTGCTCAATAACAGCCGCCATCTTGGCCAGCTCCAGCAGCTCCTGCTTGGAAAGCTGGCCCAGCGCCTCCCGCATCTGGTCGGACACTACTCTTCGACCTCTACAGACTCAGCTTCTACGACCTGGGTCTCTTCGTCTGGACCTTCAAGAAAACCGGCTAGTTCTTCCGGAAGCACTCCACCAAACTCCTGAACACGGGTAAGTCTGCCCATGATCATCTCAACCAGCTGGTTTGTAGAAAGTCCCTCTAGCTGGCGCTCTTCGCGCAGCTGTAAATCGGCCTCTGATTGTTCGATCTTGAGCCACTCACGGGCCGCATTGAGGCGCACGCTGGCAGGATTGTCTGAGCGGATCGAGTCACGGAACACCTCGATGATGTTCTCTGCTTCGACACGAGCCTGCTCTGCAACAATCTCAGACGCGCGCTTCTTCTTTGGCCTGCCAGAACCCGGCTGCCTGCCACCGAACTTGCCTTGAGCGTGAAGCTCCCGTGCCATCTGGGAGCGGCGCTTGCGTTCCTCGTCAGAGATTTGCATTACATGAGCATTGTTGCGGTGTCAAGCAGAAATCTCTATATCGGAATCAGTAGTCTCGTACAGCTCCGGGTAGAGATGCCACAGCTGGGTATATCCGTCAGCCTTTGTGAGGGCCCAGTCAACAACATCAAGAGAGACTTCCTGCTGGACTTTCATTTTGCCGGACTTGGCTTTTGACGGCGTGCCCAGGATTCTTCTCAAGCTTCTTTCGTTGAGCTGAACAAGCTCTGCCAGCTCCGTTATCTGCATGCTTTGCTCGTTCATAAGATGCGTGAGCCACATCCTGAACGGACCAACTGGCAAGAGGTGATCATGCGACCTTGGTGCAAAGTCGTTTCTGTGATGCTTGTCGTTGGGCGGACACTGTCGAGCCATGTCAGCAATCTTCTTGGACGCCAACTCTTCCTCCTTCCACGAAGCACGATCGCGCAATCAGCGCAGCGTCGTGCAGATCTTGGCTTGACTCAGAAAGCACTGGATAGAGCTCATCGGCAAACGCCCTGATGTCGTCTTTCTGAGCATTGCCCTTGAGACCAACTGCTTTCTTCCACTCTGCTGGCGTGATCAGGCTTACGGAAGTCTTTTTGGGGACCGAGGCAATAACAGACCCGACCACCCTTTCAACCTCCGCGACCCCCTTCACTTGCCTCCCCATCGGCTGTTCGACATACACAACCGTCACTCGCTTTAGTGCGGCCGGGAACCCAGTCTCTGCAATGACTCGGCAGCGCTCAGCCTTGTTTCCGCCTAGTTTCCTCAGGTCAGGAATCAAGAACTCGTCGAACCTTGAAATGTCACCGGTCTTGGACGACAGCACAACAAGCGCGATCGACTTTGTCGAGACATCAATACCGGCAATCACAGGCCGAAAAGACTCCAGCCCCAGGAGAAACCCTCCCATGTGATCCGGGCAAGCAGCCCAAAGAACACACTGAAGACCACGGCAAACACGCTGAGAACCATGACCCCTGTGATTCTCAACAGCGTTTGATTTGTTTCCTGCTTGGTCATCCTCTTCTCCTACCTGTTGCTGAACAGATTGCCGGATGTCGAGCGCTCGTCAGAGCGCATGGTCCACTCGCGACTCAGCCTGTTGCAGGTCGAGTCGTAGATAGCGGCAAGAGCCTTCAGCTGCTTTACGGCAGCAGAGTGCTCAAGCACTTTCTTTTTCCACTTAAGAACTTCCGGAGCAAGTGCGGCCTCAGTCTTGGCAGCGGTGATCTTGTCACCACCAATGTCTCTAATCGCCATTGCAAAAGCTGTCTCGTGCTCGTGCTCGGCCACATTGAGATCGTTCTCTTCCTGGGCCAGGAGGTAGGCGGCGCGGACGTAGTAGGCGTGATACTGGCCATGCATGCGCCGCATTTCAACATCGGATAGCGTCGTGAGATCAGCGGGGACCGGAGTGATCTCCCAGTCTGGGCTAGCCGGAATGGGCAGTCGCTCCTTGGCGAAGAAATCATCGATCTGCATGCGCTGATCCTCCTGCTTTGGCGCAGGCTTCTTCGGCTTCTTTGCGGGCTTGGGAGCTTCCTGGGCGGGCTCTTCCATCACGAAGTCCAGCTCCTGCTTCTCAACAGGCTCCTCGGGGGTGTTTTCGACCTCTTCTGTTTCAGGTTCCGGAACGCTGAACGGGGCGTCTTCGTCGTGCGCAATGGCGATGATCCTGTACACAGCATCGATCTTGACATCGTTCTTGGCGGCGTTCACCGCCTGCTGATAGATCGCTGTTGCCTCTGCGATTCTCTCGCGCTCATCAACCGGCATCGGATCAGAGTACGACCCATCGTTCTTCGCTTCTGCAATGATCGCCGTTGCCTGGTCTACTGAAAGTCTGACTTCATCCATCCCTCTTCTCCCATCTGGCGAGCACAGCGGCCTTCGCCAGGTCGTAGTCATAGTCGGTGTTGAGCTCAGATGCAAACTGAATAGCGGTTGACTGGGACAGGCGATCGATCTTGAGCACGTTGTCTTCCTTGCAACCCGCCCTAGACCCGTCTTTTAGCTTGAGATTCTTGTACTGGCAGTATTTGCAGGGCTCCTCAGTCCACATCCAGTCGATTGGACGGGGCGGAAGGTGGTCGTCGATAAACCACTGTTGCCATTGGGCGAGCTTGACCTTGCCGTCGGCAAGGATCTCCTCGTCCATGTGAAAGAAGAACTCGGCGGTGATTGATGGCCTGTTGCGACTGAGGTAGAAGATGCTGCCTGTGTCCACCGGCTCAAGCTCAGGCCACAGCTCGGCGCTTGCCTCGTTGGCCATACCAATGTAAGTCTTGACCTGCCGAACGTGCTCCGGGTCTGGGCCCCTCTCGCCATTTCTCATGGCAGTCACGACATCATGGTCTTTGGACTTGACCTCAACCACATGACCCTTGCTCCAGCCCGCCGGAAGAATCACGGCATCGGTGTTGCCTGTGAGCCAATGCTCGGCATCCACGAAGCCCGTCTGAACGGGATTGTCGGGGTCAGCCGAAAGAAGCACTCCAGCATCATGGAAAGTCTTGACAAGCTCGTACTCGATCCCGCGGCCAGCGGCCATGACGGTCCTGCCGCCCCTGTCGATCGGCTTTGGCCTGGGCACGTTCATTAGCGAGTACATGGCTTTTCTGGGGCACGCCCTGTCGTCCCCGCCGGGAAACTGCGAGGCGTGAAACGAGGTGTGCCATGGCTGTCCATGCGGCGCCTCTGTGAACTCTGAGCGCCATTCGTTTTCGGCAACAGTTTCGTATGCAGCCTGAGTAGTTGGCTCAACAACCTTGATGAGACCAAGCTCAGCGAACATTTCAAATCTACTCACTGCCACTTAGTCGTCGCTTTCTCTGAATAGCTGTGGGGATCGATCTCTGCTCTTGGGTTTGATCTGAGGCCCGCCATAACTTTCCTCGGACGACATCAGAGCAAGGAAGTCGTCAATCTGAATCACCACCACCTCGTCTCCGGTGCCCGTCCGCACGGCAAGAATCGGGGTTACGTCAAGACCTAGCGCGCCCGGAGTCGCAACGCTGCCACGCATCTCTCTAAGCATGTCAGCGTCAACTCTAAAACTTGCTGCCTCTGTCGCCTTTGCTGACCAGATAGTTCTTCGGCCGCGTACGTCAAGCTTAGAATGCCACTTCGCGCCAGAGGCAGCGACTTTCCTCCCGCCAATCTTTCTGGCGAGTTCCGCCTCCACTCGTCACCGATTTCTTTACTGCTGGACAAGCTTGAACCTCGCGCGAATCAACGCGTGATAGACGACGAGATCGAGAAGTTCTTGGTAGACCTCCTGCTCCAGGTCTGCCAGGCTCATGTTCAGCCATTCTCTGTTGTACTCCTCGTCTCCCTTGCGGTACTTGCGCTCAAGATCAGCAAGCACGTCAGCGTGCTCAACGGAGCCAGAGAACGATCGCAAGGACATCATTGCATCAACCGCAGCGCTTGCAATGTGCTCTTTAATGTCGGGCCAAAGGTCCTCGACATTACGCAGCTCGTTGGCCTTGTCCTCAATCAGCATTTGCGACCGCCTCTCGAATCACCTTCTGGAGCTTCTTGTCCTCAAGGATTGCCTGACGAAGCTTCTTCTCGCCCTGAAACTTCTCGCCACCAGGGATGGTGAACCAAGCGCCGTTGCGCTCAACTACACCGAAGAACACAGCTGCCTTGGAAAGCTCGAAACCCAGGTCGTATGCCATGTCGGCAAAGTCAATCCTTACGCGGGCCGATCGGAACGGCCTACAGACACGGCTTTTCTCTACGCGAATCTGCGTCTCAATGCCGTCAGCTTCAGCAAGACCCGATAGGGTTGCCTTCTTCTGCGAGTCGTCGGTAAGCACGCCATCGGGGTCGCGATACAGCCACGAGCCGCGGCGGAAAAACAGACTCATGCTGGACAGGTGTTCGATGAACCTTCCGCCAGGGGGCTTGGGATTAGCGCCCGGCATGCCAAACACGTCGCGCACCTGATCGACAAGAATGACTGTGTTGCCTTCGGGACTGGCCTCCATCATCTCACTTACCCGCTTGAGACCGGCAGACCAGAAGCGGGCCGAGCCGCCCATGCGCTCCTTTTCGAGGTCCGCCTCCATCTCATGAATGGAGATGCATTGAGACGCTGAGTCGATGACGTGCAGGTGAACCGAGCCCATCAGTGCCTCCATCTTCAGGCAGATATCCTCGATGATGGAGCCCTCGACAATGATCAGCTTGTCGATGTCAACGCCCAGCCGACCCACGAAGTTAGGATCAAACTGCTTCTCGGCGTCGTAGTACGCGCAGAGCAGACCTTGCTGCTGCGCGTTCTTGATTACGTTCCAGCACGCGAGGCTCTTGCCAGACGAATAGCCACCGTAGAAGCGAGAAAAGCGGCCGATGGGCACTCCGCCTCCAGTCGCATAGTCAAGCTCGATCGAGCCGGTGGGAATCCTGGCAACACTCGGGGCGTCACTAGCGGCGGACAATGCGCTCTGTCCATACCGCTTGCGAATCGCCGCTGCGGCTTCCTCATATTTAGCGGGATCAACGGGCACCTACTTCCTCCAGTTCATGTTTCTTTACTTCTTTGACTAACTCGTCCACAAAGCACGCCACCTGTGCCTTGACGCCGCCGCGATCGTCCTTTCGACCGTTGACCATGACCCACTGGCCCTGCTCAAGCAGCGACGCGTACTTTGAAAATGAAGGCGGGAAGAACGTAGCCCGATAAGAATCCTGGCCGACCGCAAACGTCACAAAAGCCATCATCTCGCCACGCTTGGTGTTGATCTGCTTGACCTCGACAATCTCGCCGCCGATCACACACTCTTCCTCGTCAGCCATATCCTCGATCTCAAGCGGGGAGTGACACAGCTGCCTCACTGTATCGATGAGCTCTGTCACGTCACGGCTGATCGAAAATCCCAACTTCTCAATCTCAGTACGAATGCGATCCTGCTGAGACCAATCGTCGCGAGCACCAAAGTCATCAAGCGCCCCGCACTCAAGCATTGCCTTCCTGTTGGCCGAGTTGCACTTCCTAGGCGCAACTCTCTGCTCAAGATCCTCGGCGCTGGAGAACGGGCGCTTTTCGAGTATTTCGTTTGCGGCCCCCTCACCAAAGCCCTTGATTGACAAGAGACCAAAGCGGATGGCAGTACCGTCGGTGGAGAAGTCTGCCTCACTCTTGTTGATGTCGGGCGCAAGCAGCTTGATGCCGCTAGCCTGCACTGCCCGAAGAATCTTCGGCACCTTCTCGTTGCGCTTGGCTTTCGGAACAGTTGAGATCAGCGCCGTGTAGAACTCAGCGGGGTAGTGATGCTTCAGCCACATATCAGTGTAGGCGGCGGCGGCATAGCTGACAGCGTGGCTCTTATTGAAGGCATAGCGCTGGGACGCCTCGTTCTCCTTCCATAGGGATTCGGCCAAACCCTTACTATGGCCACGGCCAAGGCAACCTTCGATGAACTTACCCTTCAAAGAGGCCATCAGCTTGGCGTCCTTCTTGCCGATAGCCTTGCGCAACGTGTCGGCCTCGCCAAGAGTCCAGCCAGCCATGACCTGAGCGATCTGCATGGCCTGCTCCTGGTAGACATAGAGCCCGAAGGTCTCTCCTAGGATCGGCTCAAGGTCGTCATGAAGGTAGCTGACGGGCTCCCTGCCAAGCTTGCGGGCACAGTAGGCAGGGATATTATCCATCGGGCCCGGCCGGAACAGCGAAATCGCTGCTGCAATGTCGTTGAAGTGGTCGCACTTCATCTGTCGCAGAACACTTGAAATCCCAAATGTCTCTGCCTGGAAGACGCCGATCGTGTCGTACTGGAACCGCTGGAGGATGTCCGGGTCGCCAGCAGAGGGGTCCCAGCACACGGGCTCCGGACGATGGTTCAGATCAACCTCGACGCCATGGTTCTGCCGGATCAGATCACAGCACATGGACCATCGCGAAAGAGCCGCCAGGCCGAGGAGATCGATCTTCAGAAAACCGTAGGCGCTGATGATCGGGAACTCGGCACGATCGCTCCATGCGGTCGTCTTGGAGCCGTCCCGGGCCCGCATGGTGGGCATGTATTCCTCGATCGGCTTGTCGGTGACAATCACACCAGCAGCGTGCTTGCTCTCGGCGCTGGTCTGACCCTCAAGCCTGAGCGCGTGCTGCCACGCATCTGGGTGGTCATTGGCCCACCTGTCAAGGTGCTCGTTCACCTCGCGCAGATCCAGGAGACTGCCCTCGTCACCGATGGTTTCGGTAAGGCGATTGGTTGCCTCAAAAGGCAGCTTCAGCGAAGCGGAAACTTTCTTGATTGCACTACGGGCGCCATACGTCTGGTAGGTGATGATGTCAGCAACATGATCTTCTCCCCACCTGTCCCGAAGATATTGCTTGACTCTTTCACGGCCCTCTGAGTCGAAATCAATGTCGATGTCAGGCATGCCTTTGCGCTCAGGATTGAGGAATCGTTCGAACAGTAGACCGTGCGATATCGGATCAATGCCTGTGATTCCAATCAGGTAGGAGACAAGACAGCCTGCCGCTGAGCCGCGTCCGACACCAACCTGGATGCCGTTTTCCTTAGCCCAGCGAACGAGGTCACCAACAATGACGAAGTAGTCGAGAACGCCGTTGTTCTCAAACACATCAAGCTCGTACTGCACACGCTCACGGTACGAGTCAGCCTTCCCAGCCGTTACACGAGACTGACTAAGGAGTCTATCCATACCCTCGTCGCACCAGTCCTGCAACTTCTTACGCGCCATCTCTGGCGTAGCGGTGCGGGGGTACTTGGGGCGCTTGCTGATCGTGTAGATGTTGCAGCGAGACACAATCTCGCCAGAGTTCTTGATTGCCTGGTCAATGACCTCAGAGGGTAGGTCAGGATGATTGGTTGCAAACGCCTGCCGCACCTCATCTTCGCTCATGAGGAACAATGTTCCATCCTCGTGCTGATAGATGTGCTCGACAAGGATCTTGTGTGTAGCGGCCCAGTCAGCACAGGCATAGTGTGCGTCGGTGGTGGCTACGACCGGAATGCCGTGCTGCCAGCCAAGCGATACGATCTCAGCGTTCAGCTGCCTCTGATCGGGCACAGTGTTCGGCATGATCTCAAAGTAGAAATCGTCCTTGAAGATCGACTGCATCTTCTTGATATACGACGCGGCACCAGTGCTGTCTCCGGCGAAGATGGACTTGGCAAGGAATCCGGCCATGCAGGCGGAGGACGCCACGATGCCCTCGCTGTGCGCTTTCAGCATCTCATCGTCAATGATGGGCTTGTAGTAGAAGGCGTCGTCTCTGTACGACGCACTGGTGAGCGCCAGCAGATTGCGCCACCCGGTCATGTTCTTAGCAAGAAGAACAGTGTGGTAGTAGTCCCTGTTTGTCTGATCGTGTGGGGCTCGATTGGGCTTGTAGTACGCCTCGACGCCCACGATCGGAAAGATGTCGTTTCTAGCGCAAGCCTGAATGTGGTGCAGGGCGCCGCCCATGGTTCCGTGGTCGGTTAGCGCAAGGGCATGCTGGCCAATAGCGGCTGCCCGCTCGGCGTAGTCGTCTGCTGTGCCCATGCCATCCAGCACGGAGAACTCGCTGTGTCTGTGTAGGTGAGTAAACATCTAATGCCCGGGAGAGGACTTGAACCTCCACACCCGATGGGTACCAGGACCTAAACCTGGCGCGTCTACCGATTCCGCCACCCGGGCAGTCCGATCAGCGCTTCCGCATGAACGGGTTGGTGGCCATGGCGGCCTCCATGTTGGCGCCGCCCTGATCGGGCGCACCGGAGATCATGGCCAGCAGCTTCTCGCGCTCCGGCGGGGTGCTGAACTCCTTGAGGTCCGGGGCGTTCTCGATGAGCGCCTCGTCCTCCTTCGAGAGGGCCTGGGGACCGGCGTCCACATCAGCGGGCACGATCGTCCAGCTGGTCTTGAGGCCCTGACCCTTGCGCTTGACCTTGAAGTCGCGCGAGGACAGGCCCTTGTACTGGGCGTTGATCTCAGCCATGTTCTCCATGACCTGGATGCCGACCGTCCAGACGGCGATCTGGTCCTGCTCACCGACCTGGATGAGGTTGCCGAACTGGTCCTTCATCATCCGCCCGTCATCGTCGCGCTTGTACAGCGGCGCGTCGCGCCAGACCAGGCTGATCCAGCCGCGCAGGGCACGCCGCAGCCCGGCCTGGGCCATCGGGCACTCGCTGGTCACGTCCACGTACGGCTGGCTCTGGTCCAGCGAGGGGATCCAGTCCGGGTACTTCTTGTTCGGCATCGTGACCGAGTGGCAGAAGGCCGCCTCGGCGGAGATGAACCGCACGTTCGCCGCATCGCCGTCGTTCGGCAGGCGGAAGTAGATGAAGTTGCGGGGCCCGGAGAAACCCTGGGCGCGATCCGCGATCGCCTTGCTGGCGTCGTGCACTTTGGTGAAGTCGAAGCTCATGCTTGCTCCTTGGTAAGGGGTGTAAGGTAGTCGTTCGCTGGGTCGAGAATGGTCTTGGCTCTGTTTATCAGGTCATCTACCTCTTCCTTGGTGCTGTCTGCCGCGTCTCGCTCGTGCGGCGGGACAATGAGTACGGGTATGCGGGAAACTAGCAGGTCGGCCGCCGTGAGAGCTCCCGCGAGCCCTGCATGGTCGGAATCGAAGTACAGGATCGCCCTGTCTGCGATCTTGGCGATGATGTCGGCGTGACCCTTGGTGAACGATGCGCCGGAGATACCGACCGCGTTCAGGTGGCCGAACTCGTGCATCTTGAGAGCGTTCAGTTCTCCCTCGCATACGATGATGTCGCCGCGACCCTGCGCGACATTACCGAGATACACGACCTCTCCGGTGCTGTAGGGCTTGTAATCAATCCTGGGCCGCCCGTACACGCGGTAGCGCGGCTGTTGCTCGGCCCGAACCGCGCGTCCCTTGATGCCGATCAGCTCGCCTTCGAGGTTCCGGACACTTAGCACGATTCGCTCATCGCGCGTGTCGTAACCAACGTCGTAGTTCATCAAGGTGGTTGGTGAAAACCCACGGTCAAGCAGGTAGGTGATCCCGGGGACCTTGTCGCGAGCATCGGGATCCGACGCAACGAGCTTCCAGTTCATGAGGTAGTCGTGCATCAGCTCTTCGGGAATGGGCTGATTGACCTCTTCCACCTCGTCACTCTGTTCGGTGAACATGTCGTCGATCTCGGCAGCAAGCGTGCTCAGGGGCTCTCTGAAGCCGTTGCCGAAGTACTCGCGCAGCCACTTTCGAGCGGAGAAGACAGAACACTCTTCGATCTCCGCAAGAAACGTCGCGGCATTGCCCCTGCGACCACAGCCGAAGCAGAGCCAGGCCGTATTGCTGGCGTTCATGGAGGCGCTTGGGCTCTTATCCCCATGCTTGTGGCCGGGAAAAGGGCAGGAGAACATGACTTCGTCGCCCCGAACGCTGATGTTCTTGACGTTGTTGATCTCCAGAAACTCGATCACATCAACCCTGAAGTCCATCATCACCCCCTCCAACCAGAGCCTTGAACTGCTCCGTCTGGGTGAATGCCATGGACTCCAGCCACGGCTCGAAGCGCATGTGTTCAACATCCCACAGAAGATCTGTGTTGAGCGCGCGGCCGTCCCTGTTCTTGACAAGACGAAGCTGCATCTTCTTGGCAGCGCGCATCTCGTCATCGCAGAACAGATCGAACATCACGTCTGAGTCGCGGACAATGCTCTTGGAGTAGGCGATGTTAGAACCCTTGTAGTCGCCATCGGATACAGCATTTGTCTGAGCGACCCCGATGATGGGGATGTTCAGGTCCCTAGCTGTGAGCTTCAAGTCGCGCGTGATCTGCGTGACCGCCTCCCAGTGGGCGTTGGTCTTGCGCGTCGTCTCCATCAGCGTGATGTAGTCGATCGCCACGATATCGGGCTGGTATCGCTGCATCTCGCTGTAGACGCGCTCGACAGTGCAGCGACCAACGTCATCGATCACGATAATGTCGGACTTCGCCTGCTCAATCTCGTCCGCAGCAGCCTCCCACTTTTCCCGCTCCTCTTCGGAGAGATCAAAGCGCTTGAGGTTGTTGTAGCTGAAGTTGGTCTTGAGCGTATCGAACTTGCGCATGATCGCGTCGCTCTCCATCTCAAGCGAGAAAAGAAGCGGCGTCTTGCCCTGCTTCCAGGCGTTGAACAGAATGAACATCGTGAGCGTGGACTTGCCCGTCCCGCTCCAGCCTGAGACGGTGACGTACTCGTGGGACTGGATGCCGTTGGTAACCTCGTCGATCGAGGGAATCCCGTACAGGATCCCGTTTGTCGTACGAGACCATGCCTGTTCGTGGTATGTCCTAATGCGCTCTCGAACGTCGCTGAACTTAGCCACACGACTGGAGATGAACATCTGCCCCATGTCTCTGGCAGCAGCCATGAACTCTTCTTCGATCGAGGCCGCTCTCTCCGGGGTGTCCACAGCCTCGGCAAGATTGCGGACATGCAGCATTGCTGCTCTGCGGCGAGCCTGCTTCATGAAGCCGTCGAGGACGTACTCCAGCGGCTCTTGGACAAGCTCAGGGTGGAAGTTCGGGGCCGCAGATGGTGCCATCTCATTGAGGGCAACCATCGAGGGCGATGTCTTGTACTTGGTGAAGTGATCAACCATCGCCAGCCACAGATTGCGACAGTCGTCTGAGGAGAACATCGACGGCGTTACGCCGACTGCGATGGCCTGCTCTAGAGACTGCGTCTGTGCCAGCTTGTTGATCAGCAGCTGGTCGAAGTCGGCCACTAGGCTACTTGCCCTGGACCATCGCCAGAACTGCCTGGCGCTCCTCTGCGATCACAGCCTCCACGGCAGCAACGCACTCGCGAAGCCCGGCATCGATCGCCTCGGGCGTATCCTCCACGTAGCGCGTGACCCAACCGTTTAGGGTGACGTTGCTGTAGTTGGGGAGACCGATCTTTTCTTCCGCGCCCATCGTCACCTTGGCGAGAGGGCGTCCGTCGGTCCCCGTGGGGATGGTGTCTTCCTTCATCGTTCCTCCGGTCTGTCTGTGCCTCGCACGTTCGCTTGGCACGTTGCCGAGGCATCATACACGATGGCACCCCGGACGCAAGTCGTTGGACATGTCCGCGATGTGTGCCATACTGCCGCCCAAGAAGTCGTAGAGGAGCTAGGACGGCAGCCCGGGCCTTTCACTGGGTGTAGCGCTAGAGCCAAAACGACGGACGCAGCTCGCGTTCCCTTTATTGGTTAGACATGCTCGAAAATCCCACAACATTCGACTGGATTGACTCTGATGGAAGAGTCTGGAAAAAGACGATCTATCCAGACTTCCAAGTAGCACCTCAAAAGAAAGGTGCTAACAGTTCTTCAATCGTCGAAAGACTTGTCAAAGGAAACATCAGTGGAAGTACAAGAGACTTTCTCTGATGGTAACCTGCAAAGTTGACAACATAGTTTCGATAACTGGTCTTCCCTGGCATATCAAGAGCCAGATTGAAGACACTCTTTCCATTGACAATCCGGAAAGAGAGAATGCTAAGAAGCAGAAGATCCCGGGTTGGTTCAACATCCCGAAGAAGATCTACATCTACTTCGAAGAAGATGACGCCTTACTTGTGCCCAGAGGCGTTCTGCCGCACCTGCTCAGCTACCTTGAGTACTGCGACATTGAAGTGAAGCTAGAAGATTGCACCGCTTTCAATGAAGTCTCTGTACCGCAGCTCTTATCAGATCTGAGACCGCACCAGGAGGAAGCGGTACAGAAAATTCTCGACTTTGGTGCGGGCATTTACGAGGCTCCTCCTGGGTCCGGTAAGACCGTCACGACACTAGCTGCCATATCCAAGACCCAGCAAAAGGCGCTGGTGATTGTCAACACCACCAACATCGCCTCTCAGTGGGCAGACAGGTGTGAGAGATTCCTTGGGTTCAGGCCAGGAGTTATTGGCGATGGTCAGTGGGATGAGTCTCAGCCAATCACGATCGCCCTCAACCAAACCCTCGCCAACAAGATTGGCGAAATGCCCGACGAGTGGTTTGCTCAGTGGGGTTTCGTCTGTCTTGACGAGTGCCATCACGTTACGGCAAGCACGTTCTTCTCTGTAATGAACGCATTTCCAGCAATGTGGCGCATTGGCGTGTCGGCAACTCCCGACAGAGACAATGGCCTTCTTGAGATGGCATACAGCGTTCTTGGTCCGATCATCCACAAGACCGACAAGAAGGATCTTGTCGAGAGCGGACTCCTTATGAAGCCCAGCGTAGTGAGGGTGCAGACCGACTTTTCGTTCGGCTACTGGTCAACGCACTACGCAGACGACTCCTGTGAGATTCCTGGGTGCGAAAAGAGCGGCAAGCATAGGCATCAGAACAACTACCAGCAGATGCTTGCCGCTCTAATCCAGGACGAGGACAGAAATGCGCTGATCGCGCGCAGGATCAAGGGCAACTATGACTCTTCGAACCTCGTGCTTTCCAAGCGCTTAGATCACCTGCATGCGTTGCGCAACGAAGTGATGAGGTTTGAGGTGTTTGACCCCACGCGCCTGTTCATGCTGACCGGCAAAGAGAGCACAGAGGAGCGGATGCGAGTTGCCAGGGAAGCTGAGTCGGGCCAGTGCGTGATCTTCTCTACGATCGCTGACGAGGCGCTTGACATTCCGATTCTGGACAGGCTGTACCTCGTGTGGCCCACCAAGAACTCTGCTGTGATTCGCCAGCAAGTTGGCCGGGTTGAGCGATCCGATCCCCGTAAGAAAGACGCGATCGTCTACGACTTTGTAGACAGGAACGTCGAACCGCTATACAAGCAGTGGATGAAACGCAGTCTTGAGGTCTACGCCGCAGACGGTCTCAAGATCAATACTTGATGATGTACGTTAGTGCGTAGTAGGGCGGACGGTTGTCTAGTGTCACGTCGCCAGTAGAGCCAGCCACAGCAGCGCCGCTTCCAAGCGGACCCTGAACAGAGCCGCTGTAGTTGTTGCCGGACACAGCTGTTGTATACCAGCCGCTTGTGCCGCGATCCTGGTAATAGTTGACGCCATTGCTGCCCATCAAATATCGGGCTGTAAGGTTTCCCTCGGTGTGGCTGTGTGTTTGGGAAGCGGCGCCGCCAGTATTGGTGTTCGCGTAAGAGCTTCCCGCGCCGACAATGAAACGATCGCGAAGGTCCGGCGTGTACTTCGTGCCGCTACCTGGTAGCACAGCATATAGGTTGGTGTACGGGGCGACGTTGGTTACCGCCGTTGCGTTGCACAAGAGGAAACCCGTCGGCGGAGAAGACGAGCAGTAGGCCATGATTGTGCCTGCCGGAATCAGGTCCTGGTATAGGTACTGGAGGTTGTCGCGGATCTGGAGATTCCAGTCACCGCTAGCCCACGTTGCGGGTGTTGTCCAGCCCATTACTTGACCTCTTTGACGATGATGCGCTCAGCAATGCCTTGAGTCAGGGTTGCGGAAAACCCCGAGCCACTGCCAGACCTAGACTCTACGCTGGCGAAAATAGAGAACTTGTGTGTCCCTGCCGGAATGCCGGTCACGATGTGGCTGTACTCAAGAACCGGGTTGAAGTCGAGCGAGTCGATTCTTGCGAGGCCGTATCGGTTGCCCGTGACCTCCGCTCCGTCAACGCCAAAAGACAGGTTTAGGTATGTATTGCTGGCGATCGCAGTGACCTTGACCCTGGAACGAATCTCGATTGGCCCACCAAAGACAGCCATAGTCTGGTTGAGCACAACAACCTCGTACCAAGCTGGCGCTAGTGTGGTGATCGTAATGGCGCGATTCTCAACGGCACCCGTTGTCGTGTTTCGGGTGGGGTTTGATACGAGCACATTGGGATTGCGACGAGTGACATCGTCTACGACGGTGTTTGTGCTTTTAAAGATGTCAAGAAAATCAGATCTCTGAATGTTTCTTGTCATTACCTCACCACCACGTCAACACGAATGAGGAAGTCGGTGAGAATATCCGGGCCCGGGAAATAGAAGATCCTTGGCCCAACGGAGGGCGGCGGCGTCAATGGGATTACATACTGCTTCAGTCTGAATCTGAACGCTGCTAGAGAAACGTCTGTTGTTGACATTGCAGATGTATCGAGAAGCGATTCTCCTGTTGCCAAGTAGATTCTTGACGCGCTTGATCGAGTGTTTGAAGAAAGCGAAGAGCTCCAGCCGAGACTTGAAAATATATTTGATGCCGGGGAGGAATCCGCTTCGGAACCAAGGTACTCGTACTCGATTAGCGACCCCGTAATCGGATAGATATTGTTATACGGATCGATCGGAGCATATTGGGCGTTTAGTCGAACCTGAATGTAGATGCTCTCGGAAGACTTCTTTGCGGCATTTAGAGCTTTGAAGGGCACCCACAGCACGCAGGGCGGATTTACCGGACTATATGCCGTTGTAACCATCCCGCTGCCGAGAAGCTGCTCTGTGGGGTTGTCCTCACCGTATACGCCGCCGTCAAAGTAGTTTGTGGAGCTAACAGTCGTTGTGTTCGAGCCACGCTGGAGGTAAACAACCTCGCTACTTTTTGTTGCAATCCCTACGCGCCTGGTCATTAGCGGTCTAAAGGCTTCAAGGTTTCCAGGCAAGCCCGAGTTAAAAGACTCGTGACGAATGGCGGATTCAGCCGCCTTCCATGTTCTTGGCGCAATGAACATTAGTAATCCTTGACCTGAAAACAAACGTGAAGGTTGGAGAATGTTGCAAATGGGTAGTCATCCGAAACCCCGGATACATATATCTCCCAAACCTCATCGTCCATATAGGCCATGCTCTGCCAAGAGGATACGTGGAACTTCTTTCCCATCGATGTAACTGTGGGTCCAGAGTAAATCTGGGTTGAATACGGGTTGCTGTCTGTGGAGTACGGACGCCCCATCCATCCGATTCTTCTGGCGTGGAGCCCTACCGTTGTGCCATTCACAGAGTTTGTAGCCATAGTGTAGGCAATCGAAACGCGCCACTCTCTTCGGACATTAAATGTGCGATCGGCAGTTTTTTCCAAACCCACGCAGCCGACAAACTGGCCAGTTGTGTAGGTGCCGATGGTGTCCAGGGCCAGATCGGAGGAATAGCTGATGATTCCACTAACAAGGGGGTTCAGCAGACTTTCAGTGTTGGTAGCCAGGCTATAGATAGCATTGACGTTATCGCGCGCATCAGAGTTGAGGCGGCTTGCGTTAACCGTCTGGCCAGATTCGTAGAAGTGAGGGTTGGTATACATCAGACAGCAGACCCGCCGTAAATGCCGACACCAGGATCGTAGTTGGTTGCGGGGTTTTGAACAGTTACGGCAACATTAGCCCTGAACCGCAGAGCCCACGACGAGTACTTCAGGTCTACAGAGCCGTTTGTGGCCGAAATCAAAAGCATTGGCCTCGCGCTATACATAGGCTTTGTAAGAACAAATGGGTTGTTCCCCAAAACGTCATTTCTAACGTAACCGCTCCAGAACGCGTAGTCGGTGTTGCCGAGATGCACACCACTTACGTAGTTGGTGTATCCGATCGTCGGCTCCTTAGCAAGGTTGAGCAGGGCTGCCTCGGGGATCCGGAACATCTTGTACTTGTAATAGCTGAACCCGGCGTCGGATGTAAGTTCAATGTCATTGAACTTCAAGATGGCTTCAACGGAGACAGCGCTGGCCGTGACGTTGTCAAAAGAAACACTTGCGTCTACGGAAAGGGCGATGTTGGGCGAAAAGTCTGACAGGCCAAGAAGGTTGACCGCGCTCATCGGGCCGTGAAGAAGTGCCCTCCCGTTTGTCACCGTAACGGTTGCGGGATGAGTGTAGTGGATAATATCCTGGGTAATCGGGGTCGCGCGATTTTCGATCGCAAAAATGTTGTCACGAAGGTAGTAGTTCAGGTCGCTGTGCCCAACAACGGTGTTGTCTGTCCACGTAATGGGCGTAACCATCGGGTTTGTGTAGCCAGCTCTTCTCATGTCAATCAAGCACCGTTGTTAGACCGAGAATAGAATAGACGGCGTCCCCGACGATCCACGAAGAGGTTGTCGAAACATTCACATAGGGAATGCTCAGAACCGTGTAGCCGTCGCCAGCAACAGTGATGGTTGTATCCGGGTTACCGGCATTGGTGGCCGTATAGAGGCCGCCGGTATCTCTGAAAACCATACCGGTGGTAGAGATGTTCGTTCTGAGGGGCGCCGCTAGTTGTAGATCCGAAAGTCTCTCTACGCCATTTGCATCGAGGCTTACAGTAGCCCCGAAAACCCGGAAAGCCTGGTCGATTAGAGGCAGGTCAGGGTCCTGCACGACCACGCGGAGCTTGTCGCCCAGGCCAAAGTAGCTATCGTCGTCGTTGCCGTTGCCATCAAAGCGTGGCACCCGTTCGTCTTCGTCGGTCGGCAGAAGGGATACTGTGATTGTTTCAATCGGCAGTCCGCGCACTGCCACCTCTGCGGCGGCATAGGCTCGGCCAACGTCAGAAGAGACGGGGCCCAGGCTTTGGGACACCTCGTAAAGACCGTACTGAGTCACGCTATCGGTGTCTTCTACAACTTCAATGCTTCCCGTTGTAATCGCTGCCACGCGATTTGTGAAAGAGCTGGTGTCGATCTTTCGACTAAAGGTAGCGACGTTCTGGGTCGCCGCCTGCACACCGAGAACCACCTGGTCTACACCAGCTGCCGCCGAGGCGCTTCTGTCCACGCCTTGGTTGGCGTAAACCCTGAACTCGGTTCCAACAACTTCAAAGTCAAAACCGTTCTCGACCTGAGAAAGCTCCACGATCGCCTGACCCATCGAAGAGAATCTAGAATAAGTTCGTGTCCGTGGAACGGTAGTGTCAATAGACGTGATCGTGATCCCAGTTGGGCTTTGGGCGTTTGCCTCAGAAATGATGGCCTGAGCGATCTGTCCGGCGTCTACATTTGTAAACGCAGTTCTGTTCTGCCGGAATACGCGCTTCATCAGCACGTCGAAAAAGCCTACAGCCTGGGCTGAAACCGACCTATTTGGAAGGGAATCATCGCGGTTGATAATCGGCCCAGACCACACAATGTGACCGTTTCTCTCAAACGCAAGAACAGTCGCTAGCGGTACGATTGCCTGCGATACCGGATCCTCCAGGGAGCAGGAAATAGAGGCGCTTCCAGCGGAGTTCAGCCGCTTGCTATAGGAGGCAGAGGAAAACTGGGTGAACTCACCGATCTTCTGCATCGTTGCTCTGTTGAGCAGCAGCACTTTCCAGTACGGAAGCGCCACGGTCTACATCCAGGAGCTCTTGTAGAAAACGCTAACGCTTCCCGTGCCGGTGAATCCAGCAACGTAAAACGTATTTGTGCCAGAGATCACCTGCGGAAACACGGAGCCGCCAAGAACATTCGAGTAGTTGATGCTGCCGTTTACTTTGCGCGTGCCGCAGTTGATCTCTGCATACGCAGTTGACGCCATTAGGGCGGTCGATGGGAAAGAGAGGTTTAACGACTGACCCGAGTCAAGATTGGCAATCGCGGCCTGGGCGGTGGTGCCAAAGGTGGTTGGGTAAAGAGGTCCGGTCATGCGAATGATCGGGTCGCTATTTGCTTCACCTGGATTAATCGACGTGAAGGTTGTAGCGAGGCCGGAGCCAGAGGCGGCAAACGTGTTGGTAGCGCTACTGTAGAAGCGCGGATCAGAAGCTCTGAGGGTGATTAGAAAGTCTCTGTAGGGCTGAGCATTGACCTGCGCCTCCCGCATTTGAATCGGGGCCGACTTGCGGACATTGATGTAGATGTAATCAGTTGAGCCAGAACTGTTGTAAAACCTGAGTCGCGATTCTTCCAGAACCGAAAATGCCCTCTTGAGCTGTGTCTGCATCGTTCGCATCTCGGCAACATTTCTTGCGAGGATGCGCCCGGTCATGGTAATAGTTCGTCCGCCGTAGTAGGCGGGAAGTGCCATTTCCCCATCTCGCATGGGGTTGACTTCACGGGCGTCCCTAACATCCGCGTCGTCAAGACCACCAATGTCGGTGATTCTGTAGCGTGGGCCAGTCCCCACATCGACCATGCGCCGATTCAGCAGAAGGTTGTTGAAAACGATTTCTGCTTCGAGGCCAAGGGTTCCGTAAAAGTCCATTACGGCTTACCATCCAGTGCGAAGGCCAGGGCGCCAGCAAGATAGGTCGGATCCATCCCGGGCTCAGCCTCGCTGACGTTGACGGTGATGTTAGTCGTGCTGGTGTTGCTATTGGTAGAAGAGCCGGGTCCACCAGCAGGCATGATGTAAACCATATCAGGCGAGACTGCTGGTGTTGTAATCGATCGCGTAGCATTGTCAATCCCGCCGACGCCTGAGAAGCCCTGGAGAAGTTGATTTTCACCCCCGAAGATGGCGCGGCGGAATAGCTGCCAAGCTGTAGAGCTGAAGTTCTGGGTGGTGGTGCCGTTAAGTGCGTCTGTGTTGTCCTTGATTGCAAGATTCAGGTTGGTGAGTGTTGTTCTCAGATTAATCAGCTCGGGGCTGTTGAGGTCAACACCCTCTGCTTCGAGGCGCGCGATCTCGCCCCTCACAGCTTCTGCTTGCTCGGCTAGAAGTCTGCCGATCTCTTGAAGTCCGGCCCTTCTCTCAGCCTCATTCCCGGTAGCCTCGGCAAGTCGGACCCTTGCCTGCTGCTCGCCAATAAGACCGCCGAACTGCGACTGACCAAAGTTAAATCTTGCGGCTCTAATCGCGGCCAGGCGCTGCTGATCGTTAGACGCGATCGCTAGTTGCTCGGCCTGGTCAAAGAATCCCTTTGCTGTTTCGGCGGAGTATCTACCGCTTGTCGCCTGCGCAATAAGGGCGTCAATCTGACGACCCTGGGTGTCGGCAATCTGGCTTTCTGTTTGGGTGATTTGAGCATTTGTGCCGGTAAGGTCAGACTCAAGTTGCTGCTGAGTGGCCTTTGCCGCCTGAATCTGATCCTCAACGGACTTGATTTCGGCATCGACTGCGTCGATCAGGCGCTGAATGCGGGCGCGCTCTCTTTTCTTAGCTGGGGATTGACCCTTTACTTGATTTTTTTCTGTGACAAGGCGAGCCCTCGCAGCCCTAAGAGAGTTCAGCTTGCCCTCTAGGCCAGCGATTGTTGTGGCGGTTTGGCTGATCAGACCTTGAATCGCGTTTCTTGCGGCGATTAGATTGCTGCGCTGCCCAATAAGGGACTCGCGCTCCAGGGCGATATCGGCGGCTGAATCCCCCTGCTGCTGGGCAAACCCGCCGACAAACCTGAAGAGTCCCGACCCCTGGTCAAACGAGCCCGAGTTGCTCAGCTGGTCAGTTTGTAGCCTGTCAGCAAGACCCTGATTGCTCCGCTGCGCTTCAGCAATGCGGTTTTGAGCGGCGCTTAGAATACTCTCAAGGTATCCAGCGACCTTGTCAGAAACCTTCTTGAGCGCCTCGCCAAACTTCTTGGGAGAGGTGTTCAGAACAAGACTAGCCTGCTTGTCCGTTTCTGCGTCGTAGCCGCCCTGAATGAACTGGCTCACCGCAGTAAGGATGTTTACTCCGCCGCCGGGCTTGCCGGGACGCAGGTCCAGGTTGGGGATAAGGCTTCTTACCCCGGTCTGGCGCCCGTCGCGTTCAAGTCCAATGCCGACAGACTGAAAGAGTCTTTTGAACGCCGTTGCCACGATCGGCTTTGCGTCTTCGAACGCCTTTTCAATCGTCTTGACAAACGAGTCAACTAGCGTGCGAGACTGCTGACCGCTTCTTGCCCTTCTTGTCTCCTCTTCAGTAAGAACGTATTCGCCCGCGTGAGCGATAACAGGAACAGCCTGGCCACGTCGGCCTTGAACCTCTCCTCCGTACTGGAACTGCTGGAAGTTTTTGAAAGCGTTGGAGAGAATGCTTCGGGCGGCCGAGTTGAAGAAGCCACCACCATCGCCAGCAACAGCGCCAAACTCCTGGTTAAAGTTTCTTGCGGTGCGACCGAGGGACTCAAACTCGCCCTGCACGTTGTTGATTGCCGAATAGTCCGCCCCGCGCAGGGACTTGTACACGCGGCCAAAGAGGGACTGGTCTCTTGTTCCGGGACCGAGGAAGTCGGGGTGGCTTGGTGTGTACCCACCCTTAGAGTGATCGTGGAAGCCAGGACCATTGCCGGGCTCCCCACTATTGGTGCCCCAGTCCTCTGCGCCAAACGTCATGAAGACGTGCTTGTTGTTGGACCAGATTGTGACTAGGCCGCGGCCGGGAGAAAGAGCAGACTGGCCCGGGAACTCGCCCGATGTAATGGTCGGGAAGCTCGGGATAGCGGACTGAAGAACAGCGGAAACACTAGACGAGCAGTCAAGGCCGACGATATTCGAACCGTCTTTGCCGTCAGACTTAATCCCCGGCGTCGGCCGAGCGGGTGTGGTGTGACCGCCGCCCCACGAATACGGAATGTCAGCTGCGTCCAGCCTCTCTGCCGTGTTGAACATGGTGAAGAACGCGGCAAGCGGGTTGCGCGCGGCGGGCCCGGCAGATCCGCCACCCCTTCTTCCTCTGCCCCGGAGGCTAGGGGGATCACCCTCAGAAATCCCGTACTGGTCGTTTTCATTGTTGCCAGCCAGGACTGCTCTTGCGGCCCTACGCAGGAGATTCTTGGACTTCTCTTTTTTCGTGGGGTCTGTTGTGATTACGAACTCGTCGTAACCATCCTCGGCGGCCTTGATAACAACGCCACCCGGCGATGCCCTGACGATTCCGCCGTCGGCAAACGCCCTGGCCGGGGCGGGCCTGCCGGGGGAAGCCTCGTTAAGTTCTACCGCAGCAACGACAGCGTTGATGCGATCGATCTTCATGAGGAACAGCTCTTCGATGCTCTTGCCAGCCGCCGTGGCCTCTGCTGCGATTCTTTCCTGGTCAAACAGGACATCTACATTGAGGCCCTTGGGGATTTTGATGTCGAGAAGAGCAAGGATGTCAGAAATGCTCTTGTTGTCGGCAACAGCCTTGAAGACAAGCTCTAGCCTTTCTTCAGGAATCTTGCCCTTCTGATCAAGAATGTTTTCAAGAATCGCGATGTACTTAGCTTGGGTGTACTCATCAAGAGCTTTGAAGTCCTCATCATCACCCACAAGCTGCTTGAGATTCTTAAGGCGTTGATCCGGAGTCAGAATCTGCCTAATCGGTAGACCCGTCTCTTCGTTTCTACCCTGGAGCTGGACATTGGGCCCGGCGTCAAAAGCCTCCCTGAGAGTTTTGGCCGCGGCCGCAGCAGCTCTATCAGATTCGCTCTGAACCTGGCGGGCACGGTTTTGAGCATCTCTTAGACGCTTATCAGCTCTGTCAACCCCGTTGCGAGCTTCAATAACGGAAATCCTGGCGGACTCAAGATCGCGCCTCGCGGCCTCTCTTTCCTGCTTATTTTCCGCGTTTCTGAGGCGCAGTGCCGCTTGCTGCCTTGCCGCGCGGGCTTCGTCAAGGGTGTTATCAGCCCTTCTGCGAGACGCTTCCGCCTCTTGCAGGTCGAGCGCGGCGTCTGCGTTTTGACTTGCTGCCTCATCTAGCGCGAGCAGCGCTTCGCGGGCTCTGTTTGCCTTGTCCTCAACAGTTTCAAGCCCGGGGATAAGCTGGAAAAGAGCATCGCCAAACAGAGTGAGCCCAATACCAGCAGCGAGGCCATAGGGGCCGAGGCGGCTTACGGCCTGCCCAAGAACCCTCATGGGACCCGCCGCCCGCCCAAGCCCGCCAAGCGCGCCCTGGGCCTTTAGGGCACCGCTTGTTGTTTGTGTCATCTGACCATTAGCGCCCACGAGAACAGCGCTCAGCCCGCCCATGGCGTTGGCAGCAGCAGTTCCGCGGGAAACGGTGCTCAGTGTGCCAAGTGCGCTAGCGAGTCCGAACACTGCTGTTTGCAGAAGACCGACAATCCCAAGAATGGTTGTGAATGTCTTTCCAAGAACAACTGTGGCGATCGCGAGGGCGGTTAGCTCTGACGCAAGGGGGACTCTTTCAAGTAGGGCAAAGACCGAAACCAGCTTTCCACTGAAATCAATCAGCGTCCTGATTGCAGGCGCCAGGATATCCGAGATAACGACAGAGAACTGTCTGAGTCTGTCGGGATTGAGGCCGCCGAAAATGGCGACGGTGAGGTCCTTGAGTGCGGATGCGAAAGCAGCTGTTCCACGACCAACCTCCTCAAACCAGCGACGAATCTCTCTTCTGCGAGACGGGTCGGAAAGCTGCTGATTGATTCCGCGCAGGAATGTTGCAAACGTAGAAACAAGCGTGTTGCCGGTCGGAGCAGAAAGCTCAAAGAGATTCTTGAGAAGAAGGAATGTCTCCTCAACCACTTGACCAAATGCATTGAGCGCGTCTTGGGAGGTGTCAAAGAATCCCTTGAGGCCGGATTCCGTAAGGCTGTCGTCAATCCTGTCAAAGGTGTCTACGATTCCGATTAGTAGGTCTCTAAGGACAGGGGCCGCGGCTACGGAGATCTTCTCGATAATCGACCCGAGAGAAGCAAAGCCCTCTCCAAGGATGCGCACGTTGCCGCTGGCCTGGCCGTTGATGAAGAAGATAAAGTCTCTAGCGCGCGGGCTAAACAGGCTGTTAATCGCACCGCCGAGAGTTTCCGAGATCGAGGTTGCAAGAGCCTTAAAGCTTCCAACCAGGGCGCTGTCTTGGCCAAGGCCGATCAGCGCGTCTGTCGCCGCAATAAACGGCTGCAAGATGATGTCGCGGATTTCTACGAACGGGCCGGAACGGAAGACTTTGCGCAGCTCGTTGATGCCGTCAAGGAGCTCCCTCTGACCAGGAGAGAGCATTTTGATTTGCTCATCAAGACGAGCGGTTGCTTGAGACAGCGCACTGGCAGCAGAGGCTCCGCCTACGCGGGCATCGGCAAGTTGCCTTTCGGCAGATGCAAGGGCGCGCTTAGCTGCAATAACCTGATCGTTGTTCTCGACGCCTTCGCGGCGCTGAGTTGCGGCGTCAAAGCGGGTGCGGCCTACGTCTCGCTCTGCCTGGCGCTCACTGATTCTTGCTCCGGCAAGTTCGATTTCAGCGCGACGAATATCAAGCGCACTGCCAGTGGAGCGAGCCTGGTCGAGAGCGATCTGAGCTTCAATAACCGAAATGGATGCGGACCTAGAGGCAAGCTCGGCTTGTCTCTCTTTGTCAGCAAGATCTTCAAGATCCCTGATTGCTTGCCGTCGAGCATCACTAAGTCTGCGCTGCGCTTCGACAAGATTGTCGTTTGCATCCTTGAGGCGATTAACCCCATCCGCCGCGCCGCCTACACCACGCGCCTCGCGAGCAAGGTTGCTCGCCTCGTCCTGGCGCTGCCGGTTGGAAATCTGGACAACATCGATGAGGCTCTTGAATCCAGCCGCGAGCAGCGTAATCGCTGGGATTGCCTGTGCAACGCCCGCAACAAGAGCGCCACCCAGCGCACCTCCTGCCGCCACGGCACTAGATGCAACGGCAAGCAGACCACCAGCAAGCTGAACAACAACTGCGGCCAGCGGCTCAATGATGACCGTCGCAAGAGATGTGAAGAGGCTGAAGCCACGACTCTGGGAGTCAAGGGCACTAAACGCGCGGCCAAGGAATCCGAGGCGATCGCGCAGTCGCGTAAGAGCTAGCTCGAAGCGATTTAGCGGGACCCTGGACTGCTCAAGGTCATCGCGGAAGCGCCGCAGCCTGCGGTTTACGCCGTCAAGGGAGCCGCCAGCATCTGCCGTGTCCTCCAGCTCTCTGCGCAGCTTCTCAAGAGCAACCTCGAACTTATCGATCTCAGTTGTGGAAAAGCCGCCTTTGAAAAGAGGATCGCGGTCAGACAGAAGGCGCTGGATCTCAACGATCAGAACTTTCTGGCGCGAAATCTCAAGGTTGTATTCGCGCTCTGTCTTTACGGCCTGCTCGCGAGCCCTGGTTGCATTAAGAATCGCCTCGCCAGCTTCTTCTAGAAGCCTGTTTGCCTGCGCCTCTGAAAAGTCGCCGCGGCGCACATCGCGCTGTCTGCGCCTTTCAGCATCATCAAGGTCGGCAATAGCCTTGCGAATCTGACGTTGCGCTTCAAGGCTGGCCGTCTCAGCAAGAAGGTTATCTAGCCTTAGGCGCTGAGATCTAATGTCCTGACGCAAGCCGCGCGTGGTGGCCTCCGCCAGCTGGCGCTGCTCTTCGTACGCAGTGTTTTGCTCTCGAACGACCGACAGGACACGAGACGATCTGGCAATCGTTCTTTGAACTGCCTCGTTGATTGCCTCGATATTGGCGCGACCACTAGCGTATCTTCTGTTAACCTCATCAAGCTGATCCTCGACCCGAGCAATCTCGGTCGAAAGCGTTTTGATCGCTGCCGGATCCGAAACAATGTCCCGCGCCTCTTTCAGGGCTTGTAGGCGAACAGTGAGGTCGTCTAGCGCGTCCTTTCTGCTGAGCGCATAGGTGGCCTCGATAGCAAAAGAGCGCTGGAGAACTTCTTCGCTTCTGATCTGGAGGTCTTCAGACAGCTGCGAAACGCGCTCAAGCTCACGCTGAGTTAGAACAGCCTCTCGTGCGCGCTGAATGCCCAGAGCTCTTGTGCTTTCGCCAATGCGGCGAATCTCTCTTTCAACCTCAAGTCGCGCGACCGTGCTGTTGTACTCCGCCTGGCTTGCCCGGAGGGCCTGAGCCCGCTCGTTGGCATAGGCAATCGTCTGATCGATCAGCTCTCGTTGCTGGACGATCGCGGCCCTGCGAAGCTCCAGATCCTCACGAGTTCTATCGACAAGCTGCTGAGATTGGAATGTGGCCCTACGAAGACCGTCGCGAAGACCATCAGCATTGCCGCGCTGGTTCTTTAGAGCCTCGTCGGCCTCGTTGATTTTTCTCGTAAGAGAATCAATCTCATTTTTCAGCCTGCGAATAGCGGAGGCGTCTAGGCCCTCTTCTCGAATGCGGAGGCGTAGCTCTTCAACCTGTCCGAGGGCCTGGGCTCGCGCTCCTTCAAGATCAATGGCCCGGCGAGCGAACTTCTCTCGATCCGCAAGGATTCGAAGCTCGTCCTGATAGAAACGAAGCTTTCTGCCCTCTGCTGTGCTGAGCTCGACAATCGTCTGATTGATGCGCTCCTGGATCTTCTTTAGGTACGCTTCGAAGTCAAAGTTGAAGTCTTCTTCGTCGGGCAACCCGCCGGGAGGGCGACCCCCGCCACCGGCACCGCCGCCAGCGCCGCCCCGAGCTGTTGGTGGGATAGTCCCACCACCGCCGCCACCCCGGTTGCGGCTCTTCGCTGCCCTGGCGTCGTCGTCGTTACTAAGCTTTTCTCTCGCGCTGTTTAGCTTGTCTGTTGCTTCCGCCTGAGCTTCAAGATTCAGGGTGAGCTGATCAACTGCGTCCGAGAGATCCTCAGTTTGCTTTGTCGCATCCTCGGTCGCCTTGGCTTTCTTCCTGATGGCCTTTTCAGCCTTCTCGACCGCAGCGGCACCGGCTTCTTCTGTCTTGTAAGCCTCTTTTGCCCGCTGAATAAACTTCTCGAAGCTGGCCTCAAGAACTTCAAGCCTGCGCGCCTTGCGAGCATCAACGATTCCCAGCTGCTCTTGAATGTCGCGAATCTCGCGAAGCAGGGCAATCTCCTGCTTAACAAACTCGGCGTCTCTCTTGCTGCGAATAGAGCTTTTCTTGCCGCGCTCGTCCTGGACTTTGCCGTATTCCTTCTCAAGCTGCGTCAGGCGCTCTTTTGCGGCGATTTCTTTGGCGCGCTGATTGGCAAGGTCTTGATTAGATTTCTTGACCTTCTCGTTGGACTTGATCGTCTCAGCGTTGTGAGCCATGGCGTCTGCAAACGCCTGACCCTCCAGGTCCTTCATGTCTTTAGCTAGACGCTTGGCATCAAGACCCTGCTTCTTCAGCTTTTCGCCGTCGCGAATGATGTCATCAATGTTGCGATCGTCGTCGCCTTCAAAGTCCCCGTTTACGTTGATGCGAGCAATATCCACTATGCCTCCATCAAATGCTCGCCATCGACGTTCATGGCCTTGAAGAACGGCGTATCTTCGAGATCAGGCTCGTTGCTGCCCCTGCCAACATCAATGACCGGCGCGTAGATGTTGGCAATCAGATCAGAAAAGTCAGACTCAAGCTTTCTGACCATGTCCTCTCTGTTTACTTCCTCTGCGTCGTAGTTGCTATTGGAATAGAAAGCAGAGATAAGCAGCAACTTGCGCTGCGTCAGTTCTTCAGCGATTTGCCGCTTGGCAAACGCCTCGTAGAACTTCTCAAATCTCTTCCAGGGCCAGCTGAGCAACTCTTCTATCGACTCCGGGTGCGTCGCTGAGTAGGCTTCGAGCGCTTCGACGACCGTGACGCGGCGGCGGGGGCGCTCTTCGGCTGATCCACGAACATCTCCATCAGATCCTTTGCCACCCCGGGCAGCTTCTGGGTGAAAAAATCCCGCAGCGCCTCCCCGTTCTGCTCCACGAAGACCTGAAGAATCTCAAGGCCGTCTTCATCGCTGAGACCGCCTTCTGTGGTGGGGCGCTCCCACACCGACTTAACCCACTCGCGCTCGCCACGGGGGACAGCAAGGGCAATGCAGTACAGCTCCATGAGAAGATCAGGCGCGTACATGGCGAGACGGGCAATGCCGCCGATGAAAGAATCAATGCTGCTCGACTGACCGGCGAAAACATCCCCGATCTGAACGACGGAGTCAACGCTGACACCGTCTCTCATGGCCTTGTCAACTGTTGCCCCAAGCAGACCAAACACCTCGATCTTGCCGAAGTACGAAAGAGGCCGCTGAACGTACATGCGCTCGTAAATCGGAGCCCCGTCCGAAATGTCGCGCACGATCCACTCGCGAATGGCACCGCGCGGCTGAATCTCATCGAGGAAATCTCTCACCTCGGTGTCCTCTTCGAGCTCAGTCTCTTCGACTTCCTCGTTCTCAATAACCTGGTCGCTCACAACGCCCTCCTTCTAAGGTCGTTTCGTTTTCTACTAGGACAGGCCGGTTACCCGGCCGCCATTCTTGATGACAATCGAAACAATCTCCTCGCGAAGCTGCTGAACTTCGCTGGGAAGATAGAACGATTGCCAGCTGTCAAAGCCCTCTCCGGGAAAGTCAATCGCCGGAGCCCCGCCAACACGCGGGATTGTGTGCGTTGTCCTGAGATTACCGGTGTGGGGGTACTTTGCCGCGTTGGCCCCGCTTACACGCGCAAGATTGCGCATTGGGCGCCAGTTGTTAAGGCGCGTGTCGCGAAAAACTAGATACTGGGCATTCTTGGGCGTAATCCCGCCGCGGCCCTCAAGAACGATATTAGCGTAAGGTGCGCGCCTCTCGTCAATCTTGACATCCCAGCTGTCTCCGTCTGGGTCGAGATAAAGCGATTCAGACAGGTTGCCACTTCTTTTCGGTGCGGCGTCCGAAATGTTCTCTTTAAGAAGCTCAGCTTGTCTGCGGGTCCAATCAAGAAACTCTTTTCTGGACTCGGCCTTTGCCCGCTGAACGGCAGATGAAATCTGAGTTTGCTCAATGCCGTATTCAAACAGCTTCAGGGCAAATCTATCTATGATGCCGGAAGCGTAGGTATTGAGGTTGAAACCGTAGACAGCTGCCATGACAGTATGCGAAGGCGACCGGCCCCCTTAGGAGCCGATCGCCTCGCTTTCTCGCTTGTGATTTTGATCTAGCAACAGGAACCGCCTTGTTCGGCTGATTCAATTGTCGCAAGCGGTCGCTTTGCGTCCCGCTCGTATGCCATGCCTAGTTCGGCAGGGCTGTGGAGCCGTTGACGGCACCAGCAGCGCCGGAGCCGGACTGGCCACGCGTACGACGAGGGGTCGGGCGCTTGGTGATGGCCTCGCCGCCGCCGTAAGGCGTCGGGAAGACCTCACCAGTGACCGCAGCAACAGACCGCTCGCCGGAGTCGATCGGGTTGGACGACATCGTCGGAGCGCCGCCGAAGCCAGCCGCAGCGTTCCCGCGGGAGGGCGGGTTGGCGGCGGCCTCATCGCGCAGCGACGCGATCGTCTGACCGTTGTTGTATGCCTTCGGGCGAGCCATCAGCTATCCCCCTTAGACCTGGTCGTAAGCCGTGAAGAACCGGCTGTAGACATCAGCGACCGAGAGGTCAGCGATGGCGCGGAAACGCACCGCCACCGACTGCTGCTCGCCGGTCTTGTTGAACGTGATCGTGGACTCCTGCGGGGACCGCTGGACCTTGCGGAACACGAACGCGCGGATCTTGCCGTTGGGGCGCTGGAACAGCACCGCAATGCGGCGGCGGGTGTACGACGTAGGAGTGCCGTAGCCCATGGACTTCTCGCCGCCCGAGGTCGTGACCGGGCCGCCCTCCCAGCAGAACGTGAGACGATCAAGCGTCATCTCAGCGAGCTGCGTGGACACCGAGCACTCCCACGCTGTGGGGAGCGAGTCGATGTCGCCGTAGACCTGGTCCACGTCGAACGACTCTTCGGTGTTGTTGATCGAGATCTGGACGCCACCCTTTGTAGCGCCAAGGTCGTTCCAGCCCGTCATCGCGGAGTACGTCGAGAGGTTGACGACCTGCGAGATGCCAGTCGGGAACGACTGTGTCACGGCGCAGTACATAAGACGCGCCGGACCACGAATGAAACCCTCGTCTTCGAGGAACGTGGGGTAGAAGTTATTCGCGGCCATTACTCACCACCTTCCAGTGATTCGTTGAAGGTCGCCTTGATGTTGGGCGCCTTCAGGTTTACGACAGCAGGGGCACTCTCTTCCTTGATTTTCTCAAGAACGAAGTACCCAGAGAGGTCCTTTGCAGCCTTGGGATCGAGTTCGACCGTCTCACCCATATTGACTAGGACCTTCTTGCCGCTGGAATCCTCGCAAGAGAAGCTCTTGGTCTGGTCCCATTGCGGCTTTACGTTTCTAACATAGCGATAGGTCGCCATTAGTACCCCTTCATTAGGCGTGTGACTCTGTACTCAAGACGAGAGCCTTGCCAGTAGAACAGAGGTCCGCGGTCTCGATTCTGATGCCGTTTGAACACATCGAAGATGGTTACACTCGGCGGAGTCTGGATCGGCTGCACGAGCCCGTTCAGAGTGGGATTGCGGTTGATAACCGAAATCACAGCGTCTGTGGTGCGCGTGATGCGCCGATTGACCGTCTCCTCGCCAGCGTCATTGACGGCGACGTTGATGTCAGGATAAGGACCAGACTTGCACATAATCTCAATGAAGATGCTGACCGCGACTCCGTAATACAGGTCAATGCCTGTTGCAGGCGCATTCTGCGCCTGGTAGCCCATAACCGAAACGTTCGGAAAGGCGTCGATCGGGGCCTCAATCAGAGAGGGCACGTGGCCCAGATAGAAGCGACCGTCTTCGATTCTTTCCAGCGTCGTCGGGTTGTAGAGCTTGTGCACAACAGACGAGTACTCTTCATCGTACGGGCCCCACTCAGCCTCAACTGTCTCTAGCTCGTCATTGAGATTGGCGTGGAGGATGAGAACAACCTCACGCCCAAGACGCTCTAGACCAGTGCTGCTATCAGTTAGGACGTTCATCCGATGAACCTAGACGTGCTAGGAATGCCATCCCAGTCAGTGTACTGACGCGGGAATGTCATTGGCTCTGCTGTGCGGAACGGAGTCTCGGTGTTGATCTTCGGGGCGATCATGCGCCGAGTGGGCCGAATACCCGCGGTGCCGGATGTCCCAAGTTGTGCCTTGAGCTTTTCCGACTCCACGAGTAGACGAGCGTGCACGCGCCAGAGAGAAGCGATTCTATCCGGGTACGTGACATTCTCACTGGAAGACCGCGCAGAGGCGGAGAATCCAATGGCCTGATCGGCCCAGTAATCCGCACCAGCAGGAATGACCTCCATAGCGAGCATCTTTCCTGCCAGCAGGAGCTGGACCGGGTTGTAGAGAGAGGCCTCTAGCGACTGGTCAACAGAGGTACCGAACAGCGAGTACTTGATGTAATCAAGCCTCTGATTGATCGATACATCTCCATACTGCGAGGCCAGCACGAGAGCATCCCACGTAGCGGGGATCTCAGAACGCGCTCTCCAAGCAATGGGTCCAGTCGGTGTTGCCATCTACCTACTTCTTCGCGGTTCGACGAGTCGCCCGATCCGTCTTCCCTTCGAGGTTGCCCTCGACCTGGAGACGCAGCGGGGACTCTTCGTCAGCATCGTCTTCCGGCTCCACGACCTCCTCGACAACCGGCTTCGCAGCGGCCTTCTTCGCACCCACCTTGCGGAGGATGGAGTTGACATGCGGATCGCCAGCTTCGAGGAGGTCGAGAAGCACCGGAGAGACCTCGTTATCGTCGAGGACATCACCGGACTCGTGATAGTCGGCGCGATGGTCGTAACCAATCACTCTTCCATCAAGATCCTTGACCTCATTTAGCGCCTTGAGAATGGTCACCGAAGTGCCTTCCGGGCAAATCACTTCATAAGGCATCGCTTGGATGTCCTCCCGATAGTCGTGGTTTTCACTTGGCCTTCTTCTTCCGACCAGCAGCCGCCATCTTGGCCATCTTCGTAGCGCCGTACTTCTTGCGCCCGATCGAGGCCGCCACGGCCTTGGGATCGCGGACTTTGCCCTTCAGGCTCTTTTCAAGAGCCTTGAAGCGCTCGCCGGACCCAAGCGGGGGCTTTTTTGTGGTCTTCTTGGACTGGGCCATCAGTCTTTCTCTCTTCCCTACGACGCGACCGTCGCCCAGAGGAAGCACTCCGGGTACACGAGGCGAGGGATGCGGGCCGAGGCCACACGCATGAACATGTTGTGGCTGATCGGCTCGGTGATGGTCTCGGTGGCAGCGCCCTGCACGATGCGCAGGCCGTTGGCGCCGTCGTTGACGACGACCTGGCCGTCCAGCGTCTCAGCGATGTTCTGACCCTCGATGGAGTACTCGGTTGTAACGAGCACCTTGCCGTAGGGCAGGAAGCGCGTGAGGCTGTTCGGCACGCCGCGGTCGGAACCAACGCCCGAATCGCGGAAGCCGTTGTCGTAGATCACGATGTCGGTCCCGTCGCGCAGGAGCGTGAGCACGTCCTGCTTGGTCGGGATCAGCATCGAGCGGTTCGTCGCCGTCAGCAGGTTGCGGACGGTGGTGTTGCGAACCAGCAGGTCGTACGTGTCCGACGACATGTGGAAGCGGACACCGTAGTAGCCCGACAGCTCCGCGAGCTTGGAAGCCCAAGCGCGCATGTCAGCGATCGGATCGGCCGAAGCGACCGTGCTCCACGGGGTGGAGGCAGTCGGCTTCTGAACGGCCTGAAGGCCGTAGTCGATGAACAGCTCCTGGCCGCTCGGGTACGTGATCGTGAGAGCACCCGAGAACGCCTGGAACCGCATCCACTCCGTGAGGCGCTCGTTGCGGAGCTGGAGGATGCGGCCGCGCTCGACCATATCCAGACCAGCCGCGCGGCGAACCATCTCGTCCGGGGAGTTCAGCGAGAGGTACTGCTCTTCGGAAATGCGCTCCATTTCCTCCAGCAGAGCCAGCTCGATGATCTCCTCGCGGAACGTCTGGTTCCCCTTGTAGAGGGCCGGAGTGCCGTCCGGGGCGCGGAACTGACCCTTGCCGAAGGCTAGGGCCTGGCGCACGCGGAGCTTGGCCGAACGGCCAGCGAGGCTGCGTGTCGGGGCGATCAGGTCGCCCAGACGGGGGTTGTCCTCGAACTGTGTGGTTAGAGGACGATTGATGAGGTCCGTGAGGACCGCTTGATCCATGAGATCAAAAGTAGCCATGGTGTGACACCTCCTTTCTAGCTACTCGAACTTACAGGTGGGTAGAGCCGACGCAAGCGCGCCGGAGTAGGCTGTGAAGCCGACGATGGCGTTCGTGGCGAAAATCGCCTCGTGGAAGAACACCGCGCCGGGCTCGACGCCATTTGTGGCGTTGGTCATGATATCGACCGAACGCGAGAGAACACCGACGATTGTGCCGGTGCCGTTGTACGGCATCACCTGCTTGGCGTTGCCGGACGAAACACGCATGATCGTGCCAGCCGGGACGACTGTCCGCTGGTTGCGATCCGCGTTGAGTGTGATCTGATTCGCATCAATGACGACGCTCTTGGTCACAAGACCCGTCTGGGGGTACTTGAGGACCTCGATGTCGTAGAAGCTGTGCGAAACACCGAAATTCCAGGCCATGAGGGGCTACCTCCTTTCTTTTGGCCTAACGCTGGAACAGGAAGTCGCGAGCAGCGGCGGCCGCATCGGCCTCCGACTCCTCGGACGTGGACGAATCCTCGACCTCGGGCGCAACTGCGCCGACATCGATGTGCTGCTCGGACAGCTTGAAGCTGCCCTCCTCATCGCGGGGCAGGCCGTCAACCAGCCGCTCCACGATCTCCGTGACGGTGATGCCGGTGCGCTCGCCGCTGTCCTCCGAAAGGAGAACCGCAGCCGGGCCGCCATCGTCAGCAAGCATCAGCTCGCGAACCGCCTTCAGGAAACCGGGGTACTGGCCAAGACCAGCCTCCGACAGCTCCGTAACGCGGGCCTCGACCTCCGACTCGCGGACCTTGGCCTCCAGCTCCTCTAGGCGGGCTAGCTTGGCCTTGACATCCTCGCTCATCTCGATCATCTCGTCGCTCATGTGATCACCTCCCTCCTTCTTGTTGGCGGTGACGAGCTGAGCTCGCGCCGATTGCGCGGTCTCAAGCTCACTGGGCTCACTTGCGGTTACACCCGCAAGGTTCTCGTCGGTAAGGGTAGAAGCTTCTGTTTCGACGACTTCATTGAGCTGCTCCTCCTCCCCGGCCGTTTCCCCCTCGGCCTCGACGACAACAGGATCCTCAGTCTCAGCCTCAATGGGGGTGGCGTTACTGAGGGCCAGGAGGGCTTTACCCTCCTCGACAACGTACGGGACCTGCATCTGCTCGCCGTTCTCACCGAGAACGATGGCGACAGAGTGGTCAAAGTCAACGAGCTCAAGCGAGTCGCTGGCCTCTTCCAGGGCGTCGCACAGAAGATCGCGGCGATGCCAGATCCCCTGGGTCTCATCCCAGCTCACGGGCTGCTCATCGGTGTGCTCTTCAGCAACCTCGTCAGCCAGTTCAAGCGGAACGATCACTGTCTGCTCGGACATCTGCGCGCCGAACGGCGGCATGCCCGGAACCCACGGGTGATTGGTGAGGGCCACGTGCTGAAGCGCGGCCTTGTAGCGCTTGCCCGTGTCCTTCTTGTGATAGTCGAACTGAACGCCAACCGAAACATTGGCGATCGAGCCGCGCCTAACCTTCTCGCGGATCTCGGGCTCTGTGAACTCGATGCCGCAGGAAAGGGCCCTGCGCCCGTCCGGGAGCTCAACAACCTTGAGCTTGCGGACAAAACCGGTGTTCTCGTGAACCTTGTCGGCGTGGGAAAGCGGAACCGTAACGTGCTGCACGGCCCCCTCCTCGAACGCATCGACAATGTCCTGAAGGCCGATGGCCGCCTTCGGGTCTTCCGAAGTGCCATCGACAACACGAAGCGGACGATGGACAGGCTTGCCGTCCCAGCCCGGAGACAGCTTCAGCTCCCCGACCGGAAGGGCCACCTTCCAAATCAGGCCATCAGACTCCGAGACACTTGTGTCCGAACAGAAAAGTTCTCCTAGCTCCACCTGCTTCACCTCCTCGTCTTGCTCCGTCAAAAGCGGAAAAAGGGATCGGGCCTGACTTCGAATGATTCTCGAAATCTGGCGATATGGGTTGTAGAACTCGGCACGAGCAAACTTGCGAACCCCGACGTAACCGATGGAGCGAATGGCGTCGCCCGCATCAAGCTGACGCAGAATGTTCGCAACGACCTCGGTGCCGACGACCTTCCTGGAAATGTAGAAGGCCACATTGGCAGTTCCTTGAGGATTGCCAGAAAAAACATTGCGGCGGCCCCGCTGGGGGCTGCTAGCTCGCGCTGCCATCCGAACAGACATGAGATACCAGTTCGGATTGGGCGTGCGGAGAATCTTTGCTCCTGCAATGTTGGGAAGATTGGATGTGTCAAAGCCGGTTTGGGGCTTGCCATCTGGCGAGCTGCCGATTCTTTTGCGAAGGGTTCCTCTTGCAGCCCGCATCGCATCGTCTCCCCGGCCGGGCATGTTCGCAAAGCGGCCACCAACGCCACGAAGTTGAGACTTGCTGCCGGGGATAATCGCATTGGGAAGCGGCTTGGTCATTCACTCTCGTTGGGGAGAAGCTTTTCGGGAACGATCCAGAGCTTGCAGACAGCCCCTGGGTCGATATCGCCGTCAACAATCTCGCACTTGCGGCCACCGCGGAAGAAAACGCAGTTGGCGCAGTTCATCCCCTCGAAGGGGGACTTCTCAACGTAGTGAGCACCGTCGGCCCCGGTGCTTTGGTTCCACTTGCCGAAGACGTACGCGATCTTCTCGTACACCTCGTACATGGCCTCTTGTCGATCGTTGAGACCATCTGTGTCGTTCTCTTCGGACTCCATTGACTCCATGTCGATTTCTGTTTCCATATCCGACATGGCTAGCTTGAAGTCCGAGAAGTCATCCCACGCATCACACACCATCGCGGGCTTTGTCTTGGCGTTCCACAGGTCGCAATAACGACCTTCGTAGTGCAGGCAAGAACGGCAGGACTTCTTAGAGTCCTCAGACGTGCGAAAGCCCGCGTCTTCCGGGGGCTGTTCTAGGATGCCGTCGTCGATATTTTCAAGCATGAAGGAGCGCCTTCCTATTGAGAATACCCCTCCTCAATAGGTTCACGCTACTAACAGCATCGTATGAGGTATGCCGTTATCCCCAGTATTTCTTGCTAAATCCCCAGCGCCGATAAGCGCCCCGAAACTTGCTCTCGTACTTGTAATAGTCGGCGTACCATTGAGTTTTGTCGCTGACTGCCACTTCATGCTCCCAGTCTTCGCGGCGAAATGGGATAATCTGAGCAATCGGCGTTTCTCGCGCAATGATTCCTGAGAAGTCCCTGCGCAGTAGAAACAAGACGTTCATTGCACCGCTGTAGCCGTCGGTATCAATCAGGCCTGGCAATGTACGAAACGGTGTGTCGTCTCGATACATCGGGTGCGTAAGCAGGATGGAGTATCCCTTGGGAGTGTCGATCGCCCACTCCATCTGAAACTTGAACACGTGCTCTCGGTAGACGTTGCGATCGTACTGGTACTGATCCAGCTGGGAGGCATGGTGTGCAGTGACGTTGAAGAACGAACCGCAGGCTCCGTCAAATACCACGTCACCGCTAGGGGCATGGCTGACCATTAGATCACTGGGCAGATACATAAGATATCCAGCAATCATCGTGTCGTGAACCACGGGGCAGGCCCTAACAGTCTGGTTGATACGAGCGCCGGGCCCAACCGACATCATTCTGCGCTTACCGTCGGTATATTTCTCTTGGCGCCGATACCACGAGGGAATCTTGACCTCGGCGGGGCCAGGGACGGGAAACGCCTCGGCCACGATGGGGTCGCTCGCGCGGAAGGTGATCTTACGCCGTCGCATCGCTCTCCCCGATCACGTTGGCCGAGATGTGGCGCAGGACCGTCTCCCGCATCTGCGTCCTGCGGAACCGCGCGTAGCGGTCAGCGAGCGGTCGCCAGCGTCCGAGCACGCCGGGGGCCGCCGCGCAAGCGTGGGCGAGGGCGCCGATCTCCGGCGTGTACTCAAAGCGCACGAAGCGCACCGGGCGCTCGGTGTGCGTCTCCAGGTACACGAGCGGGTCGCCCTCGTGGATCACGAGGTCGGCGTCCCGGTGCTGAAAGATGTACTCGACGTTGAAGGTGCGGAGCCACTGCCCGATGTCGAAGGTGGCGGGGGGCAGGTGCATGAGGCGCAGGTAGTCGAGGGCGTGGAAGTAGGGCGAGGTGAACGAGACCTCCAGGGGCTCGTCCGCGAAGAAGTACCACGTGAGGTCGGAGCGCACGTGCAGCGTGTCCACCATCGAGTTGACGCGCATGCTCGTCAGGGGCACGCCGGACCCGGTCTCCGGTCGCAGCTCGAAGTCCCGGATCTGCACCCGGGTCTCCACCGGGTTGGGGATGAAGTAGATGCGCGACATCTTGCCCCGCACCGCGGGGCACATGTAGAAGGACGACCCGAGTAGCGGGCCGCTCTGGGCCTTGGGGCGGCTAGCGACCGCCGGGTTCTGGCGCCGGAGGAGGTCCTTGTAGAGGTTGGTGGGCGGGAGGTAGAGCAGCTGCCGGTTGAACGGCAGACCCTCCTCGTCCTCGCCCTGCGACCAGTAGATCGTGATGCCCCTTCCCATGACGGGAAGTTATAGCCTGCGTGACGGACGCCTGCCTATGCGGCTAGCTCCATGACCGTGAGGGAGGACGCACAGCGGCCGTCGTAGTAGGCGTTGTCCCTGTCGTTTACAGTCCGATTTACGAAAATGTTGAGGTTGTTGGTGTCACCGCCGATTTGCACGGCATACGTGATCTGCGCTGCCGTATTGGGCGAGTCGAGAAAGGTGCCACCCATCTGATGCACCGAAAACTTGGCCCCGTCACTAGACGTGTTGCCGCCGTAGCTCATGGAGAGCGAGCGGGGGCGGCTGCTAGCCGCATCACCCACGTAGATCGGGTTGCCATCGCGCACCAGACGTGAGCGAATCGTCGTGGCGCTCTCTGCGCCAGACCCCTTAAGGTCCACGGTCACCAGGAACTTGCTGGAGCTGCTGTAGGGTGTGATGCTCACCGAGAGGCCAACCACGTTGGTCCATAGAGCGCCAGGGGTGCTGGCAAAGGTATCGGTCTTGACGGCCTGTACAACTCGCAGCACACCCCCGGTGGCTGCGGTCGTTGCCGACACCGCGCGCCATGCCGAGCCCGTATAGCAGTACATGATGCCAGTGTCCGTCTCATAGAACTGCTGGCCCGCGACGGGACTCGACAGGGCAGCGCGATCGGCCGCGAGCCCGGTCGTCATGCCGAGGCCCGCATATGCCCTAGGCATTGCTTACACCTCGTCGGCCGGTACGGCCCCGGGCGGGTACACGGCGTCGGGGCCGGGCTCCGTGGGGTACCCCTCGTCCCCAGGCACCACGTCGTTGAGGGCGATGCCCGTCATGGGGTCGATCGGGCCGTGCTCGATGGGGCTCTCGGTCTGAGGCCGAAACGGCAGCATGTCAACGCCGATGACCTGATTAGCGTCATCCAGCTCAAACGTAGCGGTGCCGTTCACGTAGATGATCTTGCGGCCGTCTACGAACTGCATGTTGTAGAACATCTGGAACGTGACGTTCTCCACGACCTCGCCCGTGACGGGGTTGTGGCACGTGATCTTGGCGGTGGTGGTGGACATCAAATCCTCCCTAGTACTTTATCATGTAGGTCAGCATCATAAACGGTGGCATGTTGGCGTTGGTCATGCCGCCGGTGCCCCCGAGGGCGTTGTCGTTCGTCCCGGTCCAGGCGATGTTCTGCTGGTGTGGGCGCGACGTGGCGCCACCGTACTGGGCGTTGGCGTTCCAGCCGGTGCGGAAGTTGCCGTCCCACCCGTACATGGAGCGGGCGGGGCTGTCGTTGCCGTCGCGCCCGCCCTGGGTGTAGCAGAGCGGCCACTGGTGGGCGTGGTCGGGGGAGTCGTTGCCGGTCGTCCCGTACGCGCCGTAGGAGTGGAGGTGCTGCGGCATGTCCTTGCTGCCGAGGGCGGTGCCGGGGTTCGTGGCGCCGGTGAAGTTGAGGCGGCTAGCGGCCGAGCCGCCGAGGTTGTCAACACCCGCCGGGCGCCTGCCGCGCAGGTCGGGAAGCCGAAAGTCCGTGCCAGCCTCGCCCCCGGTGTTGTACTGCGTGCCGATCGCGGTAAAGAGGTCGGCGTAGGTGGAGCGCGAGACCGTCTGGCCGCGACACAGGAGCCAACCGCCGAGGGGCTCGTCGGTGTGGGTGTGCGCCGAGATGGTGCCCGGCGGGATCAGGCCGGTCCAGCCCGAGCCGGTGTACCACGTAAAGGTACGGGTGTCTGTCTCGAACACGAGCTGGCCCGTGACGGGCGAGGCGATGGCTCGCGCCTCGGCCCTCGTCATGGTCTCGTGACCCTGTCCAAATACGGCGTCGGTCGGCATCAGTACTTCACAATGTAGTTCATGACGACGCAGGGGGCGAGGTTCTGCTGGTCCCCGCCGTTGAGGTTGTGGCCGGTCGAGGTGCCGCTGAACGAGAAGGTGTGCGTGTGACGCTGCGCACCAGCGTTGTAGCCGAAGCTCGTAGCGCCCCACGTGGCAAAGTTGCCGTCCCAGCCGTAGAAGCCACGGTGGGGGAGATCGCCAGCGCCCAGCGCACCGCCGTTACCCCCCAGCACCCACACGTGACCGGTGTAGGTGTTCTCGTTGGAGCTGTTGACGTTGTTGGCCATGCCGTGAGCGTGGGCTGGCGGCAACTCCGTCCCACCGGTGCCACCCAGCGTCGTGCCCACGCTGTCCACGATGCCCAGGGCCCCGCCGCCGCCCATGGACTCAAGCCCGTGAACGGCCCGCCCGCGCAGGTCGGGCGTGTAGGTGGTCGTGCCGGAGCCCCCGTACGGGTAGGAGGTGCCGTTGGACGTGAGCGTGCGCCAGAGGTCAGGGTAGGCGGCCTGCGTCACCGCCGTGCCCGCCGTGCCCGCGCAGAGCAGCCAGCCCGTGGGGGCGATGCGGCCCGCAAACGCCTTGACCATGCCCGTCGGCACCAGCGGCTGCCAGGAGCCCGCCACCGAGTCGTAGTACTTGTGGGTCTGCGTGTCGGTCTCGTAGATGACCTGCCCGTTCGAGGGGCTCGCGGGGCGCGTGGTGCTGGTCACCACCTCGTATCCGATGCCGAAGACAGCCATGGCTAGTGCTTGATGATGAAGTTGAAGACACGGGTGGGGGGCACGTTGTGGGCGCCGCCCGAGCCGACGTTGTCGGTATTGCCATAGAAGCTAAAGGTGTGGGTGTGGCGCACGCCCACCCCGCCGCCGTAGCCGGGCCAGGACGTACCCCCGGAGCGGAAGCCCCCGTCCCAGTAGTTGTGGCCGCGGAACGGGAGGTCACCCGTGCCCTGGGCGTTGCCCGCGGAGGCGAGGGTCCACTGGTGCGCGTGGTCCGGGAAGTCGTTGCCCGAGGTGCCGCTCTTCGAGTAGTTGTGCGTGTGCACCTGCAGGTACTGGCTGCCGCCCGCCGTTCCGATCGCGGCGTTCAGGGTCGTGAGCCGGTTGGCCGGGGTCCCGTGCATCACGTCCTGGCCGTGGATCGCGCGCCCCCGGAGGTCGGGCAGGTTAAAGGTCGTCGAGTTGTTGCCCACGCCGTAGATGGTCTCGATGACGGCGAAGAGATCGGCGTAGGTGGAGCGACTCACGGCGCTGCCGTCGCAGAGGAGCCACCCCGTCGGCGCGCTAGCCCCGGCGTAGGGCTCCACGATGCCGATCGGCGGGATCCCCTCCCACCTGCTCCCCGTGTAGTAGCGAAAGCTCGCGGCGTTGGGGTCGAAGACCGCCTCGCCCGCGGAGGGATTGCCGGGAAGGCTAGAGGCAGGGGTGTTGCCGGGACCGTTCTTGAAGCGGGTCATTAGCTAAACAGGGCGCCTTGGAACTGATTGTAGTCCGGACCACCGCTGTGAGTGCCGTATGCGGTGATCTCGACCCTAGCGTAGTCCGTAGCCGCCATGTACCAGAGGCCAGCGACGGTCCAGTTGGCGTCGCCTGTTATACCGGCTAGCGTGCGACCGCCCGCAATCCTTCCTTGAGCCACGCCCGCCGCATTATAGATATTAACGTTGCAGCTGCCGGTGCTATTGCTGCCGTACATGTTGACAGACGCGGCGAAGAAGTAAACTCCCGCGACGGGAGCCGTGAATCTACCCGTTGCCGTTGAGTAGTGGCTGCCGATGTTGAAGCGCGTTTGGGTATAGACGACCGGGGAGGCCGACGCCGGGTTGCCGGAGGTGTTGAGGTAGGCGTGAAATGCGGGCTGGTAGGGCAGCGTGATCCTACCGCTCGCGTCGATCCGGACGCGCTCAAAGTGGTTGTCGAGCCCCTTGAGGTGCGCGGTCAGGTCGGTGGTGGCGCCCGCCTCAGATGCCGACGAGTCGCGGGTGTAGCGCGACGGAACGTAGTCCACCTGGAGCCGGTCGCCGTCGATGATGTCGGTGCCCGTGCGGATGTGCGAGGTGGCGTGGGCCACGGTCGCGGGCTGCGCGTCGCCGCTGAGGATCGCCTTGATGTAGTACAGGGGCGAGCCCGTGCCCGACCCCGCCACGTTCGGCACGTTGAACGTCGTGGAGCCGTCCCCGGTCCCGTACGTCGTGCTGATCGCGGAGAAGAGGTCGGCGTAGCCCGTGCGCGACAGGGCCTGGCCGTCGCAGCGCACCCACCCGGCGGGCACCGTGGTCATCGCGAAGAGGCTCATGGTGCCGACCGGCATGGCCAGGAGGTTGGCCGCGCTCGACACCGTCACGTTGTCGTCGGTCGCCCGGATGATGTAGATGCCGGTGGTGCCGATGAAGTTCGGGAGCGCGAACGTGCTACCCGGGTTGCTCCCCTGCCCGAACACCGTGCCGAGGACGGCGAATAGGTTGGCGTAGGTGGAGCGGCTCAGGCTCGCCCCGTTGCAGAGGATCCAGCCGTTCGGCGGGCTCGCGCCCATGTAGTTGATGACCGTCCCGATCGGGGCGAACGCCGTCGTGGAGGGCGTCTCGGGGGCCGCGATGTTCCACTTCCCGGCGGCCGCGCTGTAGATCCACTTCGTGTTCCCGGCGGTGAAGGACTGGCCGTCGGTGGGGCTGTTCGGGAAGTCGATGGCCATCAGGCGATGGGCTCCTCGCCCTCTTGGGGCGGCAGGTCGCGGTGCACGTACTCGGGCGTCGGCGTCACCTCGACGACGACCGCGTCCGTCTCAGGCTTAGGATAGCGCTGCTTGACCAACTCAATCCGCTCCAGGTACAGCCTCATCTTGCTGTCGTCGCCCTGCTCCAGCCAGAAGAAGGCGTCGGCAAACTCCGCGAGGGGCGGGTAGGCGGCCCGGCGCTTGGTGATGTAGTCGCGGAGCTCCCAGTTCTCGGCCAGGGTCGCGATGGCGGCGGCGATCTCCTCGTCGGAGGGCCGCTCCGCGTCCTCCTCCATCCACTCGATCTCGTACTCGTCGTCGGTCCTGCCGTAGCGGACGGCCCACCTCGCGCCGGGGCAGAGCCGGTGCAGGGCGTTCTCCACGCAGGGGAAGTCGAGCTGGGTGTTCTCGATCATGCCGCGATCTCCATGGCCACGCCGACCGACACCATGCTCTCGTAGGCGTCCTGCGAGGCGGCGTTCAGGGTGCGGTTGAGCGAGAGTGTGTAGTTGCTGCCCGACGAGCTGCGCACCGCGGGCGCGTAGGTGCGTGAGGCGGTGGAGCCGAGGACGTTGTCGAGGTACATGAGCTTCCAGTTGCTCGGCGTCGAGTCCTCGTTCTGGTCGTAGAAGCCGGAGGCGTAGCCGACGTGCCTGCCGCCGACCGTGTTGTTGTAGCCCGCGGGGTTGGTCTGCACCGCGCCGTCCTTGTGGATCAGGAACACGTTGTCCTGATGCAGCTCGCCGTTGATCATCCACTGGCAGAAGATCGTGGAGTTCGAGAACCGCGGCGTGATGGTCAGGTTGAGCTCGGTGATCGTCGTGCCGTTGCCCGAGTTGTTCGAGGCGTAGGTGGTGCGCACGTCGCTGCGCTTCCACACCGTCTGGATGACCGAGCCGGAGGGGTAGCCCGTGGACACCCACGTGGAGCCGTAGAAGGTCTTGAGCTGGCCGGTCGTGGTGTCGAGCCACAGGGCGCCGGTCACGGGGCTCGACGGGGCCGACCCGGAGATCTGGTAGCGCAGGAAGTGGGTGTTGATCCCGTCGAGGTGCGCCGTCAGGTCGGTGCTCGCCGTGGCCCCCGAGGCGGCGGCGTTGCGCGTGTAGGTCGTAGGGACGTAGTCCACGTGCAGGCGATCGCCGTCGAGCTGATCGGTGCCGCCGTTGCGGTGCAGCGCCGCGTGGGTGGACTGCACGGCCCCGGAGTTGCCGACCTCGACCCAGTACGAGTCGTAGCGCATGTAGGTCTTGCCCACGGAGGTGTCGTACCAGATATCGCCCGTGAGGGGGCTTCCCGGGGCGCTGTCGCCCGTGTAGAAGGAGCCCTTGGAGGCGGTGTACGACTGGAGATCCCAGCGCGTGCCCGTCCACACGAACGTCTTGCCGTTCGAGGTGAACGTGTCGTTGACGGAGGGGGAGTTGGGGAAGTCAACTGCCATTACGCGGCCTCGTAGATTGCTGTAAAGCTTAGAACATGCCCGTTTGCAACGGCGCTCGTAAAGTTGCCGCCGCCACCTAGATTGAGGTCGTCGGTCCTGTGCGCATACTGAAACCGCACCACTGAGGTTGAGGCGTCGTCGGACACTAGTAGTTCGTACTTCGCGCCAGCGGCTGCGAAGTAACTACCGTACCCGATCTCGTGATACACACCGATCGTCTTAGGGACCGGGAGCGTAGCCTTAATCGCGTTGTTGGCTTGACCTGTCCCTGTGAGGCTGATGTTGGCGCTACAGATCACGAGCTTGCCGAGCGTAATGTATCCGGCGTAGGCCATGGTCTTGGAGATGTTGGTGGCAGAGCCCTGAGAGATAGTCGGGTTGTAGCTCGTCCACGCAGCCATTGGGTTGTTGCCGGTGTTGAGCATGCTGATCCAGCTCGACCCGTCGCAGATCTTGAGTTCGTTGGTGTCCTTCTGGAACACCATGACGCCCTCGTAGGCCGCCGAGGCCGTGGGGATGTCTGCGGCGGTGTCCACGATCGTGGTGCCGGTGGTGGAGAAGGATCTAGGCATTAGATCTCCGCGTCGATGCCGACCGTGTAACCATAGGTGTAGTACATCCCTGCCGCGAGGCCGCTCGCCTGATAGTTGGCCGCTTGGGTGGTGTTCTGGACGGCCGTAACCGTCGAGAACGTGGAGCTGTTGCCGGTGCTCACGACCGCCATGGAGTAACTCGCGGTGCGCTTGGTCACCTTGAACGAGAAGTTCATGCCCCAGTAACCGTCGTTGGAGTAGTAGCGGCCGGCGTGGGCCACCTGCTCGTAGTAGCGCTGGCATCGCGCGAGCTCATCGCTGAGGAGGCGCACCTCGTAGTCACTCGGCGCGGTGCCCACCTCAAGCTGCACGCCCGCGTACTCGATCCAGTCACCGTTGACGAAGTTGGTGGGACGGGGGAGCGAGATCCGGATGAGCGCGGCGTTGTTCGCGACCGTGCCGGTCGAGGTCAGGACCACCTTCTGCCACGAGGTCGTCACCGCGACGGTGCCCGTGGCCAGCGAGGCGGCACCGGTGAGCCCGTTGCCCACGCCCGGGTTGGCCTCCGCGGTGCCGGACTCGAAGCCGTAGGCATTCCCCGCGAAGTCGTTCTTGCTGCCTCGCACCCAGAAGCTCAGGGTCAGGCGCTGGCCGCGCAGGGGGATCGTGTCGGCGGTCTCGATGAGGTGCTGGACGCCGTTGAGCCCGTTGGTCACGGTGGCGTTGGCGGCGACGCGCATGGCGTAGAGGAGGTCGCCGCGGGGACCCGTGGCCTGCTGGGTGGCCACGAACTCCGCGGCGCCGTTGTTGCCGAAGCAGTACCGGTCGGCCGCGAACGTGGTCGCGCCACCACCGCCTGAGCCGCGGCTCGTGCCGCGCTGCCAGATGCGGAAGTCGCCGTTGAGGTTGATGCGGCGGTGGGGCTTGTAGATGGCCTGCATCCACCGGTTCGTGCCGTCCACGTCGGTGACGTACTTGACGTACTCGTCCGTGTCCGTCTGGTAGACGAGCTGACCGAGGCTCGGCGTGGCCGGGCGGGTGGTGCTCGTGCAGGTCTCGTGTCCGAAGCCGAAGACTGGCATTAGGCGGCCTCGTAGATTCCAGAGCAGTAGAAGGCGTCGCCGGTAGCCCAGGTCATGGGAACGGCTGAGCTGGTGGCGGCGGCAGACGCGTAGGCCGCCGCGGAGCCGACCGCGTAGAGGTTGACCACAGCGCCGTCAAACCATGGCTGCATGAGTGGGAAACCGGTGCCACTATCAAAGAAGTGTCCCTTGAACACGCCATTGTGCGAGGTCGATGCCGCGACGGGCACCGAGATGGTGAGTTGGCCGGTCACGGCACTGGTGCTTCCCAGCGTGGTCCTGGTCCAGAACGCCACCACCTTCCCCATCTGGAGGTACTTGCCCTCCTTGGTGGCGTTGCCCGTCGTGAAGCCGCCGATGGTGTACGTCGTCCAGGAACTCCATGGCCCGAACAGCTGATCAATCCCGCCGAGGTGCGCCGTGAGATCGGTGTTGGCCCCGGCGCCAGACGCCGCGCTGTTGCGCGTGTAGTTGGCGGGCACGTAGTCCACCTGCACGCGGTCCCCGTCGATGATGTCCGCGCCGCCGCGGATGTGACGCGCGGCGTGGGCGATCGTGGAGGGCTCCTGGCCGCCCGAGAGCACGGCCTTGATCAGCGTCACCGGGCCGCCCGTCTCGACGAGGTTGGGGAGGTTGAACGTCGTGGAGCCGTTGCCCGTCCCGTAGGTCGTGCCGATCAGCGCGAAGAGGTCCGCGTAGCTCGTGCGGGAGACCGCCGAGCCGTCCGCCCGCAGCCAGCCCGTGGGGTAGCTCGACGTGGTGGGCCAGGTCATCATCACGCCCACGGGGGTGGCGTAGAGCGAGTCCGTAGCCGTCACCCCGAGCGTGGTGGTCCAGCGGATGATGAACACCCCCGAGGTGCTCTCGATGTCGGGCGTGTTGAAGGTGGTGGAGCCGTTGCCCGCGCCGTAGGTGGTACCGATCGTGCTGAACAGCGTGGCGTAGGTCGTGCGGGAGATGGCCGCCCCGTCGCACGCGAGCCAGCCCGCGGGGATGGAGCCCACGGTGCCCGCGAAGTTGACGATCGTCCCCACGGGCGCGGCGTCGTTGGAGTACGCGGCGACCGTCTTGGCGTTCCACTTGGTGCCGTCATAGACCCAGGTGGTGCCGCCGGAGGTGAACTCCTGGCCGTTGGTGGGGCTGTTGGGGAAGTCGATGGCCATTAGGACAGGGCCTCGGCGCTCAGCCCGATGAGGCTGGTGGTGCTAGGCCGCGAGTTGTAGTAGCGGCCGGTTGTGAGGCCCGTAAAGCCGCCGAGGACCACGCGAGCGCCGCGCGAGCTACATTCGTAGATGTTCGGCATCGTGGGCGAGGACGCGTTGGCATCGCCCGCGTAGTTGTCGCTCAGAGCCCACGTGGTGCCCGCGATGGAGGGTACGATAGTGCCGCGCATCGGCACCAGTGCCGGGGCCACCACCACAATGGTGGAGCTGGTTGCGGCGGTGCCCTGAAAGTAGTCGGTTACCTGGTAGTACCGTTGGCACCGCAGGAGCTCCTCAGCGTAGCGGGTGTTCTCAAAGGGCGTGGGGTCAGAGCCGATCTCCAGCTGAACGCCGGTCAGGCGGAAGACCGCTCCGGCGTTGGCCATGAAGTTGGTCTGAGCGGCCGTAATCATGTACGGGCCGGGCGTACTTTGCCAGTTGGTGGGGTACGGGTTTATGAAGTTGGAGCCAGCCGCCAGCGGCCAGTGGATGGAGAGGACCAAGCTCGTGGTGTCCCACACCCCAGTCGTGGGTGAGACGAAGGTGATCGCCTTGCGCTCCCACGTGTTGGCGGCGTTGATGGTGTATGACGTGGTGTAATACCGGTCACCAACGGGCACGCCGTTGCTCATCGTGAGGCTAAACGTGCCGGTGACGCTGCTGTAGACGTAGAACGACAGGGTCACGGAGGGCGGCGCGCTGTAGCCAAACCCGAGCCCGTTGAGATAGAAGCCCTCCACCTCGGTATGGATGCTGTAGAGGTCCGAGGCGGCGAGAGACGAGTCGGTGGCGTTTACCGTCGCCTGAAGGTAGTAGTTTCCCCCGTGGGGTGGCGGCGTGACTGTGCCTGTGGTGACGGTGTTGATCGAGCCGCCACCGTTTGCGTACCCGAAGAAGCGATCTGCGATGGGGAACCTGCTCCCCGTCCTCGCCGTCTGGGTGTTGACACCATATCTCTGATTCACCAGTATGCCGCCGTTCACGATGCGGTTGCGTCCCGAGGCAAGCACGATCAGCTGGTCGTCGATGCCGCCGAGGTGGGCCGTGAGGTCGGTGACCGCGCCCCCGCCCGCGGAGGCCGTGTCGCGGGTGTAGGCGGTCGGCACGTAGTCCACCTGAAGGCGGTCGCCGTCGAGCACGTCGTTGCCGCCCCGCACGTGCTCCGCGGTGTGCCCCGCCACGGTGAGGTCGCTCGTGGAGCGCATCTCCACCCAAAACGAGTCGTAGTAGAGGTAGGTCCGGCCCGTGGTCGAGTCGTACCACACGTCGCCGGGGTTGGGGCTCGTAGGGGCGGTATCAGATGTGGTAACCGAGGAGCCCCCGCCGCCACCCGCGCCGCCCCCGACCTCGACCCAGTAGGAGTCGTAGTAGATGTAGGTCTTGAGGTTGGCCGAGTTGAACCAGAGGTCACCCGCGGAGGGACCGGCCGGGGCCGAGTCGCCCACGCTGACGCTGGCGCCCCCGCCGCCCCCGCCGCCCGCGGCGTTCTTCCAGTAGCCGAGAGCCGCGTCGTAGGACAGGACCTGGCCGTTGGTGGGCGAGGTGATCTTGACGTCGTGGAGCTCGCCGAGCTCGTAGCCGTTCTGCACCTTGACGAGGATGATGCCGGTCGAGGCGTGCGACTTCACGCACAGCCCCATCATCACGCCGTGATTCGGCGCGTCGGGCATCGTGCTCGTGAGGGCGCCGGCCGTGGTGGCCGAGAGCCACACGATGCCGCCCTCGGTCAGGGTGCTCGTGTCGAGCCCGGTGAGGAGCCCCTCGGTGATGACGAAGCCGGAGTGGCTATCGCTGATCGCCTCGGCCGTGAGTCCGAAGGTCTTCGAGGAGTTCGCGTCGGTGTCCCCCTGGGCCAGGGCCACCGTGGTGCGGTTGCCCTGGGCGCCCGCGAGGCGCACGGCCTTGCCGCGGGCGAGGGTGTTACCGGTCGTGTTGGTCACGCGCTGCGTAAGAGTCTGGCCAACGGGCAACGTGACATTCCCGCCCTTTAGACCCAGATCGAGCGTACCCTCGGTGTCATTCCAGATCAGCTTGCCGACGGCGCCTGTTGGCGTAGCGGCAACATCAACCTGATACGAGTCAGCAAGTAGCTCGCCAGAGACAAGCAGCGAGTTTGCGCCATTGCGCTCAGCGTAGATATCCCCGGCCGCGGCGCCAGTGCCCCATGTGAGGCGTCCACCAGCATCAATCCGCAGGCGGGGATTTGTATCCCCGGAAACGCCAACGGCCACTGCCTGCGAACCGGCAGAGCCGAAGAGTAGCGCTCGTACTGCAGATAGAACTTTTGGCATGACCTCGGTCTTTGCCTTTCTGGTGGCCCCTCGGGGCTATGCTACTTTTTCTTAGATCCCCTAACAGATCTACTTGCGGACTTTGCCGCCTTTGTGTTGGAAACAAACTGCTTGCCAGCTTTGTCTCCGGTCTTCTTGGCCCTGTTCGTAGCGGCCTTCTCCTGCGGAGAAAGCTTCTTCCAGGCCGCGTCGGGAAGATATCGAGTCTTTCCGCCGGGCCTGGAAGAAGGCTTTCCGTCGCTCGTGCGCCACTTTTCCTTGGTCCACTTGGTCAGTGACTTCTGAGCTTCTGTCTTGGGGCCGGAATACCCACCACCGGCCTTCTTGTATCTAGCAGTAGCAAGCTGGGCCTTGCGCGCACTCCACTCTCCGGCGTCGCCGCCCTTGCTGCCCGCTTTCACGTCAGCAACGATGCGCTTCCAGAGTTTTTCGTTAGTGCGGCCCATAGTCTTGCTTTACCCCATCACAATAGCGCGATAGGCGTTCACCGCGGGGGCCACGGCGAAGCGCAGCGTCACGGTGTTCGTGGTCGTGTACTCGACATCGACGTTGACCTGCTCGTACGGCGAGCCAGCCTCGCGCACCTGCACGGTCGCATCACGAGTGTTCAGGTTGTGCGTGATGACGATGTCGGTGGTTGTGCTGTCACCGATATCGGCAGCGTAGCGCGTGATGAACCCGAGGTTCGTCTTCGCGCCAGCGGCATCAGTAGCACCCGTGCCGCCGTAGCTGACACCGATCGGCGTGCCGTTCCACGTGCCCGTGGTGACGGTGCCAAGCGTGGTGATAGTCGTCTGGCCGACGTAATTGGTAGCGATGTCAACCGCGTTGGCGGAAACGCTGATGCGGTCAGCGGTGCCGACGACATCCAGGCGGTTCCCTGTCTTGGTAAGACCATCGCCAGCATCGATCTGACCGGCACCGGAGAACTGAACGAAGCTCAGCGGCGTGGTGCCGACCGTGATCGGGTTATCGGTGGCAAGCACCCAGCCGGAGTTGGCGTGCGCCGTGCCTTCTTCAACGAACGTGAAGAGACCGGCCGTAACCTCGGCGTCGGTGTCGGCATCGGTCGAACGCGACCACGCGCCAGAGGCAACGACGTAAATGCCGTTCTCAGAGCCTGTGCCTTGATCCTTGACCAGGACGCGGTTGCCAACAACCAGAACGACATCGTCGATGGTCTGGGTGCCGGAGAGCGTGATCGGGCCAGTTGTGGCCGCGCGCACAGACTGCTTGGGGTCGAGGCCGACGGCAAACGCATCGACGTAGCTCTTGGTGGCGGCATCCTGAGCGTTGACCGGATCAGCAAGGCCGGTGATGCGCTGGCTGTTCAGGTTGACATTGGTCGCGGCAAGAGCCATCTGGTCAAGACGGCTGGTGCGGACCTGGGTATCAAAGTCGGAGATCGTCGAGGCTGTCTGCGTGCCAGTGTGGTTGGCGCGAGCCAGCGGGTCGGTCGCCAGCTTGGAGAGCGCAATCGCAGCGCTTGCCGAGATATCAGCGTTATCGAACAGGCCCGAGGCATAGCGCCACGCAGACCCGTCGTAGACCTTCAGACGGCCATCAGCCGTGTTGAAGTAGATCTGACCCTGTACAGGAGTCGAGGGATCGGTAGCGAGGGCGTGGACCTTCGCGTTCCGGATCTCGTTCTTCTGTAGGTCGATGTTGTTGAGAAACTTACTCATCGAATCCTCACGAAAGGTAGACCTTCCCGCCGAAAGCGGAAGAGAAGGTGATTGTCAGGCTGTTGTCATTCGCGTACAGCACATCGCCAAATACGACGTTTTCGCCGCTGTCCACTACCGTGACTCCGCCGGGGCGAATACCAAGGTTGTGATTGACTGTCCATGTGCTCGTCGCGGCCGACTGAACATGCGTATATCGAATATGCTTCGGGACCCACAGGTCCTGATCGGCGTCATATTCGATGACCTGACCATCCTCGGGCGAGTCAAGGTCAAACTGATTCTCGAACTCCGCAGAGCCGAGATTGATAGGAGTGCCCCAGCCAGTTTCCTGAGTCTTGGGGCCGTACAGCTCGTTTGTTGTCTTGTTGAGGTAGAAGTCCCCAATAACACCGAGAGCAGAGTCTGGGGCGCCGTTTGAAGAGAGAATCTGAGAGCCGGGAGGGCCGACGACCCCGGGGGCCTGGACCTTGACGCTTGGCTCGATAACATCGACGCGGACGTTTGTCGTCTGCTTGTCAACGACAACGTATTTCTTGTCTTCGGTAACTACAACTCTTGTCACCGGGTCACCTCCGCGGAAACTCTGAAGCGACCCTGAAGAAGACGAGTTACCGCGGTGGTGGGAGCGACAAGCTCAAGATCGTAAACATAATCACCAGCAGTCAATCCGGCTGTTGTTGCCGCGCTGATGCTGATTACGATCGTCCCGGCAGAGCCGCCAAGCGTGATGCCGCTGCCCGAAGTCAGGCTGAGAATCGTGGTAGCAGCGTCAGCCTTGGAGCGCACCTGCATTCGGGCTGTGTAGCCAGTCAGATTCACAGCCGTGCCGTTGGCGTCCTCGTACGTCAGGTTCAGGCCAAACGTGGCGCCCTGGTCGCAGACAATGTTGTACGACCCGGCGGGCACCTACTCGACCTCGTCCCAGATCAGGCTCTCAATCTGCGCCATGGTGGCGTCATCCATTTCGAGGAGGATGGAGGCGAGCTCTTCGTCGATGACCGGGGCCTCATCGACTAGAGTCGCCTCAACATCCTCCGAGGCAGCGATTACGGAGAACATGTCCTCTTCCGACATGTCACTCCTTCCGCGCCATTTGGTGGTGCCGCGGATCATGTCCTTGAGCACCGCACAGACACGCTCGGCACCGGGGCCAAAGCGCTTACGATTGTCGCGCACACAGGCGCGGAAGGGATGCGGCTTCTTGGCGTAGTAGTTGAGCAGACCACGCAGCCTCCGCCGAGCATCCGGCCCGACCTGCTTCCAGTTCGTGCCCGGCTTGCCACCCCAGGGGTCGGCAAGAATCAGGTCAATAGCCTCTTCGATGCGATCGTCAAGGATTTGCTGGCGACGCTTCTGCGCCTCCGAAAGCTCGCTCATCTCCATCTCCTCGTCAGCCTCACGGCCGTAATATGGATGGCTCTCCGGGAGCAGATCGTTGTCATCGTCGTACTCCGGATTGTCCGGCTTGCCGTACTCAAGCATGTGCAGGAATGCAGCAACGCGGGAAAGCGCCCACTGGTTGCGGCTCAGGTCCGTTTCGGACTTCATGGGATAATCTTCCCAGCCGCGCCAGTACACCTCCTTGAGCGTCTCCATGTCCACCATGTAGTCCCACTCGCGGGGATTCTCGGGCAGCATGCCCTGAATGCTCTTGACAGCATCGTCAGACAGCTCGCCATCGTTCCACATGTCCTCGGACATGTTCAGGCGCTTCATCTGGGCGACCTTCATGGCGCTCCAGGAGGCACCGGGATCTCCGCCCCAGGCCATCCACGCCACGTAACCGGGTGTCTCTTTGCCGGAAGCGCCCCAGTTGGGCTTGCGATCGACGGAATGGCGACGGAAGAAGCTGTACATGCGCTTCACGTGAGCAGGCGTGAGCTCCTGTCCAGCAGCAATCTTCCGAGCACGGGCGAGCGTAGCAGGCTCGAACCCGTCACCGGCCTTTCCATCGGCAACAAGCTGAATGCCGCGCTTGGCAGCGTTGCGGACACCCATGGGGGGAACTAGATTGATCTTCTCAGCCATCTCCAACGATGTCCTTCAGCGCGTGCGGTGCAGGGGCAAAAAGCCATCTACAGTTGGGGCACTTGTAGACGGGGCTTGTTTCCGCCAGGAACTCCTCAATCTGACCAAGAGGAACGTAGGCAAGGATGTCGTGGAGCTTCTTGCAACGCGGGCAGCGCATGCAACGACCCTCGATAATGGGCCGCTGCTTTTTGACTCGCGCAATGCCAGAAGGGTGCTGCTCCACCACTATGGATTTTGGTGCCTCCTTCGATGTTATTCAAGACTGTGTATCGGACGAGACATCAAATCTCTCCGGCTTTCTGCAATCTTGTACTTGATGATTGGCACCACGCTCACATCCAAACACCTGTCCGTTTCTGAACTTTGCTTTACAGCCTCTGGCATGGCCGCAACGGCCGCCATTGTCGAGGCGCGGTCTACCGGCAACTTGCACATCATCACCAGCTTCACCGAGAAGGGCTGGCTGGCGATGAGGGGTCACCTTGACTGCAATCTCATGTCACCGAATAGGCAAGTGCTTATGGCAAGCCGCACTTACGCCACGAGACTGCTTGACTGGGCCGACAATGTCGGGGCGGCCGGTATTGTCGTCTCCGCTGGCTATTGCCCTGTGCCCAACACAGACAAGGAGCGCAGGCTGGTCTCCTCGCTGCGCTCGCTCGGTCGTCGCTCAATGAGCGGCTCCGACCTGCTGATTGAGAACGGCTCGAACCGCAACACGGGCTCAATCTCATCTATCCGCCGAGCGATTGATCTTGCCGATGACGACCGCTTCGGGATTCACCTCAACGTGGCCAGAGCGTTTGCCTACGGCTACACGCTGGACGACATCTGCTCCCTTGACAAGAGCCACATCCGTTCTGTGCAGATCTCTCTGCCCAGCAACGAGATGGAGCTCGGCTGCGGCAAGACGGTTGTAACGAGCCTTGAAGACTGCAAGTGGGGCCCGGACGACTTTCAGCGTCTAGTCGATTACTTCAACGAGCTTCCGATTATCGTTGAAAGCACCAATCAACACGACTGGGCGCTAATCGAGAGCGGCGCTTGGGCTAGTATTGCCATCCTGCGCGATGACAATCTCTCCCGCGGCGACAGCAAGGACAACCGCCTGGGCCAGGTTGAAAGCTCCTAGCTTCTTCTTGGTCTTCTCCACGTCCTTGCGGATCGTCACGTAGGAGTAGCTAAGATGGACGGCGATCTCGCACAGCGTGAAACCGTTCGCATGAGCGCATAGGATCTTGCGCTGTCGTTCGGTTAGGCCGGTCATGCAACTAGGACCTTGCCCCGGGCCTGCGCGACCTCCTGGAAAAGCTCCAGCCAGTCCATGGCCACGAGCTCCCAGTTGCGTGTCTCAGCGAAAGCACGTCCGCGCCGACGAAGATCAGCAACACCAGCGCGATCGTTAAGAGCTTTTCTAGCAGTTCGGACATAGAGCTCGGGATCCCAGGGTAGCGGAACCATCACCGAAACGTTGGAAAACTCGCTCTTGAGACAGTCGGCGTCGGTGATGATCGGGATGTTGCCAGCAGCGCAGGCTTCGATGACGGTGATGCAGCCCGTCTCAGTGGGAGACATTGGGTCGCAGGGGTACAGCAGCGCGTCGCACTTTCTATGGAGCTTTGCAAGATCCTGCTGGCCAATCCTGCCGTGGTAGATGATGCCGTCTTGATCGATCAACTTCTCGATGTCGATGGCCATCTCACCGACCTCGCCGTGGGCAAACCGGTTCATGTACACAAAGCGCTCAATGCCGTAGGCGATGTGCAGGTAAGACTCAGGGAACTCCTTGCGGATGATGTCCCACGAGCGCAGCAGATGCACGAGCCCGCGATCAGGCGAGGAGGCGTAGAGGAACTGAATCGGGGCATTCAGAAGCTCATCGGGATCGCGCTCTTCGAAGAGGTCGATGTTCACGCAGTTCGGCATGACCGACACGTTGCGCATCTGACCAGGGGCCTGGCTGTCCATGAACTTGGCATGCCACTCGGACAGCGCAACCCAGCAGTCAGGGGCGGCAATCGCCTCAGGGTCATCTGTATTGAAGTGAGCCACTTGCATTCCGCACAAAGCGGCCTTGGTGTTCTCGTAGACCTGCTCTAGCGTGAAGATCTCTGGCGACTCCCAGGACAGCACGGCGTCGTACTCGAAGGACGAGAGCATGGGGAGCGCCATGTCGGTTGTCATGTACGTCGCACTGCCGCCGCTGGCCTCCTCTACAGTCTCAGAGGACGTACGGGGCACGAAAACGTGAACCTCATGCCCGGCCTTGGCCCAGTTCTCCGACAGCCGAACGGCTGCGGTCTCGCGGCCACCAAGACCCTTGGCGATCGTCTCAGGGCCAATCTCGCCCCACGTATCACCTTCTAGATAAACACCGATCTTCAAAGCGCCCCCTTTGGTACGACCGGAAAAGTGTGACACAGGTATCGGACTAGGCACGGGTGGCCAGAATGAAAAATCCGGTCTCGGCCCAGTCGCCGTAGTATTTCTCGTGCCACTCTACGATCTGCCAACCTGTGCGGTCCAGAAGATCGCGCATGTACTCCTCGGTGCAGTAGGTCACGTGATGACTGCCGGGGAGGTCGTTCTGCTCGGGGTGCTCTATAAACCGGGGATCTTGGGGAACCGTGATCAGAAAGTTCCTGGCAACCCTGTGCGCCTCTTTGTAGGCGCGGGTGGCTTCGTCGGGCAGAAGGTGCTCGGTTACCTCGGTCATCATGACGAGCTCAAACTCGTTCTTCTTGAACGGCCACTTGTCATTACCAGCATCGAAGTAGAAATCCGCTTCGATCTTGTAGAGCAGAGCCCCGTCTACCTTGAAGCGATCGGCGGTCGTGAGGCGATCGCCAAAGCGGGACTTGTTGCCGCCAGGATCATTGTTGATGCCAACCTCAAGAATCTTGCCCTCGAAGCGATCACCAACTTGATGCTGATAAGCAAATCTTTCGACCGTCACTTTGGCTCCCGATTGTCAACACGCAGCTTGCACTTCGGACAAGTAAGGATACCAGTTTTGTAGTCAATCCTGGCAAGCGCGCTATTACAGCGCGGACACGTCGTCTTAGGCACGCAGAGCCTGGCGGGCGACGGAGCGCATCTTCTCCAGCCCGTCGGAGCCGTAATGCAGCCCCTGCTTCTTGCCACGGAACTCTGCAAGGAGCTCTAGAGCAATCTGATACGTGCCGATAAGCTCTTTCGCTTCCTGGAGCTCTTTCTCAAGCTCCACGCACTTGCACGTCCCGTTAGAACAACCGCAACTCGCCATGACTACTCCTCGGTGGAATCAAACAGCCTGGCGATCAGTTCCTCTGGCTGCTGACCCGGACCAACATACCCGATGAAGGTGTGATCCGTTTGCGCGTAGAAAAACAATCCGTCGTATCCGTGAACCAGGCCCAGCACATCAGAAACGCCGCTTTCCCAACGAACGTACGCCCAGAAAACGACAGGCAGATCAGAAGCGTCGGTTCCGCAGGTAGCACACGGCGCGAACACAGCTCTCCAGCCGGGCTCGGCAGTGACGAAAGCCTCAATCCGAGCAAGCAGCTCTTTCTCGGTCGTGGTTTCCTCCTGCGCAGAGTCGGACGTGAAGATGATGAACGGGATCGTCTCCTTGTCCTTCTTGCGCTTCTTTGCCATGGATCGAGTGTAGCCCTCCGATTGGGAACACAAAGGTAGCAAAGAAGACCGGCGCCGATACCTTCGGTGTGCTTTGGTCAGCGGCCCCCGGGCCCGCCTCAGGTATCCAAGGCCCAGGATTATCTCTACGCGCGGAGGGCCGATCGCGCCCTAAGTCCACACGAGGTTTCACCGCACCAGTTGCGACAGGTCACATCCGCTGAGAACGGACCCTGATCTCCAGAGCTGGTGGCGTGGTCGTTGACGACCGAACAGTAGCACAGGCCGGGAGCGAACCAGCAGCCCGCGCCAGAAGGCAGTCTAGCTGACTCCAACGAGCCGCGCGCACACCCAATCGCCCCAGCCACGAGTCTGCCAGAACCAGTAGGCGATGCGCGTGTTCCAGACCGGATCGTAGATATCGGCCCCAAGACGCCAGCCCTCACCGTTCCAGCGTCGGTTGATCTGGAAAATGCCGTGATCGTCTGTGTGGCTCACAATACGCGGGTTCCATGTATCGCCAGTCTCACAACGCGCGATGCGGATCGCATTGTCGTACTGACCAGCCGCCCCAAAGCGAAGCCAGATCACGCACCTGATCTCCTTCTCCGTCCAGCTCTTGCCCTTCACATTGCAGGCATACATGCGCTCGACAAGATCCCCGTACTTGTGGGGATGAGGAACAGGGGGCTTGTGCGCATCAGCGCTCTGAACCCACAGAAACGACCCGATCAGAAGAACCGCCAGGATGATTTCCCGGGTACTTCTCTTCGTTACGTAAGAAAAGGGTACCAAACCCTTCGGACACGCCGACGTAGTATCACTAACGTCATACGACGTTACCTTCTGCGTTTCTCTAGCCATTGCTCAATGTCCTCCTGGTCGAACCGGTAGATCCGGCCAATCTTGATGTGGGGAAGGTCATGCTGTTTGATGGCCCGGTATACCCAGTCGGGCTTGACGCCCAGAAACTCGGCACAGTCCTGAACCGTCCAGAGCCTGTCCTTCACTCCGCATCACCGGAGTCCCGAGCAATGGCCTCATCCATGTAGCGCCGGATGAACTCCTCGCCCTTCTTGGTAAGCCAGAGCTCACCCTTTTCATTCTTCTCGATCAGCCCCTCTTGGAGCATGAACTCTGCATCCTGATCGCTGATCTCCAGCTCCAGCTGCTCGTCACTCATCGCGGGCCTCTGGATCCGTACAGGATGTACCCGAAGATGACCGCTGCGATTGCTACGTACCCGATGTAGTCGCCCACTGTCACTCCTCTCTGGTCTTTGCGCGTTTTCTAGCGCGTTTACTGTTTGAGTCGGTTTGGACCGTATCGAACCGTGTCTTGTGGTGTCAAGTTGAAGTGAGCCGACGTTGCTGTCATGCTTTGCGTGAAACACGACAAGGGAGTGGCATGTTCTCCATCTCGCTGGAAAGCGTCAAGTACAGGGTGCTCGACGGCTCTATGAACGACGGAAGTCCGATGAAGATCCTGGTCTTCGAGGACATCAACCCGGCTCTGGGCGAGAACGGCCCCCCGATCATGCGGGTGAGCATTCCGCTGGACGATGCTGCCGCCAGAAACCTTGGCTCCATGCTCAAGGGCGAGCGGTCCCTTGACATCGGCCGCCCGGAGATCATCATCCCGCAGATCGTTCCTGACCCCAACCCTTGAGTGAAGACTTCTCCCACAAGCCGTCTGTCATCCAGGCGTCGCTCAACTCATGCTATCGAGCTGGATGGCCCCAGCCGGACGACATCGTCCGCATTGAGGATCGATTTGAGGGGGAGGCCAACGAGGATTACGCGAAGCGCCTTTCCGAGCTTCGCGAGGCACATCGCATGACAATGGCCAAGATTGTCGTTGACGCACTTGACACGGGGAAGCTGGACCTGCTGTTCAAGCTAGGCCCACTAGCGGCAACAAACTTCAATAGAGCCATGTACATTCTCGGCTACCACGAGGAGCGGTAGTGAATCTCAAGCAGAAACTATCCACTGCGCCGCGCACCGGGGCCATTGTCGGTGGTCCGACAAACCTGACAGACCCAAAGAACTTCGACGCCTCTGAGGAGAACAGGGAGAAGTTTGTCAATGACTGGGCCCTGTTCTCCCAGACCATCCTTTGGGTCGCGCAGAACACCACTGATCGCAATGCAGCACGCGCCTGTATGGAGGCGCTTCAGAACTCTGAACTCATCGACCTGCCCAAAAAAGATGCGTAAACTGCTTCAAAAAATCTGGTATCGTAATCGATACACACCGCCCAAGGAGTTCATCTTCGAAAACTCTGCACGCTGCCTGATCTGCACTGACCACCTGTACTCCGTCACCAAGGAGAAGGTGAGGTGCACCTGTGGGAACCTGACTATCTCTGGCGGGCTGAAGCGGCTAGTGCGGGACTTCGAGACGGATCTCTGGGCAGAGACCAGCAGAACAAGCAGGAGGAACGATGTCTGAGAAGAAGAGACGCAAGCACAGTGGTCGCAAGCGCAACACGGGGGAGCTGGCAATGCTCAACCTGCGCAAGTTCGAGAAGATGATCCGCATGTCGGGCCACGACGGATTCATCGTGGTCCCGCACATCGATCCGCGCTACTACCCGAAGATCATTCCCAACCATCCGCGCCCGATCGGCAAGCCGCTGTTCGCGGCCGAGATGGAGGCCGAGCGTCGCGCGAAGATGCACGCGGCTCGCGAGCGTGGTGCAGACATCATTACGGGCGGATCTGGGCAATGAGCGCGGACGCTGAGCGTGCCGATCGTCTTGAGATCATTCTCGACGAGGTTTACGAACAGCGTGACCACTACCGTAGTGCGCTGCTTGAGGTCTATCGGGCCCTTCCGCCTGGCGATGTCAAGCAGCGCGCTGCCGACTCTTTAGGCTACTCTTTCCCCCACCAGAAGTTCAGGAGCACAACGCTGTGAAGATCAGACAGGCAATCATCGACGCGATCACTCGCGCAGATGACGCTGCTCGTCAATATGGCGAGACAGGTCCCACCCCTGAGGGGTACGCCGAGGCGATTCTTGACGCCGTTTCTGAGCTGGCTGGCGTGGAAGACATCGAGAACGTCCTGGCTGAGCGGACACGGTACAGGAGGGCACTTGAGTACATCGCTCAGGCGCCTGTTTCCAGTGAAACGGAGATCGTGCTACAGGGCCGCGCGATGATCGGCCTTCTGCACAAGGAGGTCGGGGATGAGGAAGACGACTAGAACTGACACGGGGTTCGTTGTGCGCTCTTCGGTGTTCTGCAAGAACTGCAACGAAGAGATTGAGGCGACCGCGATGGAGCGGACGCGCTGCACGTGCGGTCAGTCCTGGGTCATGGGCCATGTCGCTCTGAGGGGCCAGAACACATCGATCATGGCTGATCGCCGTGGCCAGCTTCGCTGGGAGTTCTGATGAGCGTCTACGACGAGCACGATGCCCAGTTTGAGAAGATCATCTTCTCTTCGATCTCCAAAGAGCAGGCTAAAGACCTGTCGTTCATGAACGAGCTGTACGCGGCCCTGTGCAACATGACGTGGGCTCGCAACGAGGATGTGGAGAAAGAGGGCAGGCTGCCCTTCTTCTCCTGCACGTGGCGCACGTCTGGGGCTATCTGCGCCGAGATCAGAACAGAGCTCCTAGATCTACACGAGAACTACCTTGACTTCTACTGCGCAGGAAACGAGGGGAAAGTAAGTGAACGAGTCCGAGAACACTTCGCCAATCACGGATGGCAGCCTGTTTCATGGGACGAGATCGAGATCCGCAATGGACCTCGATGACCTCCTCAAGCAGGTTCACCACAAGGCCAAAGAGCACCTGTTCAAGTGCGTCGAGGCGATGTACGCAGAGGAAGAGGGTATCGAGGACGCCGAGTCCCCCGCCTGTGCCCCTTTCTGCGGCTGCGATGACTGCGTGGTCCGCGAGATCCTGATGGTGGCGTGGAACGACCTCATCGCCGGGGCCATCATGTACATCGAGGAGAACGCCAAGGACCAGGAGGCGATCAACCAGATCTACAGCCGGGCCCTCAAGCGCATCGCTGCCGGTGAAGTGCAGGATCCATCGCTTCTTGCCAAGCTCACTCTTGGCGAGAGCGATGTCTAGAGTGATATTGCCATATCCTGATATGCTTCGTGTGTGAAGAGCCAGGCGGTCAAATCTCTCGCAGAGCCCTCTGAAGACCTGGAGCGGTGCCCTGTCTGCAAAAGCAAGTCTCCGCGGATTTATGTCCACGGGCACTACCAGTGCATCCTCTGCGGGGTGAACATCGATCCCTGCTGTGGTGGGGTTGCTGACGAGCGCTAAAGGGCGCCCGCCAGCAGCCTCCTCCACACTACTTGCGGGCTGCACGACCCTCCTTGCTGTAGTAGGCCCTAATGATGGCCGTGAACATGGCCTTCGTGAGCCCGTTCTGGTGCAGCTCCATGTTGATCTGATCACCCACGCGATCCATCAGCATGTCGTAGGTCTTCGAGTGCCCGAGTGCGATCTTCTCCCGGCTTCTGCCGTTCTCCTTGCCGACCTCGGTCAGCCTCAGATCCTGCGCGAACATCTCCTCGAAGCTCATCTCGTGCGAGGTTTCGATCGTGTGCTCCAGGATCTTGATCCGATCCAGGAGAGCCGACACAACGGGGTCCTTGATCTTCGCCTCGTCGATGTCGATCTCGGCAACGGCCTCTGCAATAGTCATGGTCTTCTCCCTGCCCAGTTGATTGGATAGTGCGCCGGGCCAGCGCTTCACCAAGGAGACTAGAGAAGCCGATTTGCACAGGTATCGGGCCAGCACCGTATTTTGCGCGGCTCAGCACCATAGGACATGCGGGAAAACGGCAACGAGCGCTGACATTTCCCGAATGTCAACGAACGCCTACACGTAGACGATGCGGTTCCAGCCTTCGTTCTCGATGGCGCCAAGCTGGTCCATGAACTCCTTGTGCATCCGGTCCATGGCCGATTCCGGCACCACGCGATCGCGGGCGTTGTTTCTGGCCTTGGCAGCATCGATGTTGGCCGACAGCACGGCGAGGATCGTGTAGGCACCGGCATCCTGGGCCATCGTCAGCAGGTTGTCCCTGGCGAACGGCTTGATGTTGGTCGCGTCGAAGAACACGACGGGCTGCTTGTCGGTCAAAGCGAGGGCCAGACGCACGTGGGCCAGCTCGAAGACCTCGTGGTTGCGGGTCTGGTCGGAAGCATCGCCCGTGAGCTCCTCGCGAATGCTGTCTGGGCAGATGATGGGCGGGTTCAGGCCGTTGTCGGTCAGCTGCTCGGACCAGCGCTGGACGTACGTGCTCTTGCCCGAGGCCGGGATTCCCATCGTCACGACCAGAGTAGTGACCATGCCGTGAGTGTACAGCATAGTGTCCTGGTCGCCCAATAGTGCGTTTTCCGTCATTTCCAACCTTTCGTTGACAGTGTGTCGATATCCCGACATTCGCTCTTACGCGCCCCGTTGTCGGAATATCCGCACAAGCTGGGGGACAGGGACTCGAACCCCGATATCCAGGACCAAAACCTGGCGTCCTGCCATTAGACGATCCCCCATGGAGACACTAGGACTCGAACCTAGACCTGACGGGTTAAAAGCCCGCTGCGCTGCCATTACGCCATATCTCCCCATAGCCCGCCGGGGAATCGAACCCCGCTTCCGGGAGTGAAAATCCCGTGTCCTGGCCGCTAGACGAGCGGGCCCCAGAGCCGACCTTCGGATTTGAACCGAAAACCCCCGCTTTACAAGAGCGGTGCTCTACCATTGAGCTAGGTCGGCAGGTCTCAGTTGTCCCTGGGCCATTCCTGGCCGCAATCGGGACACCGCCAGGCGATCGTGCGGTCCTCATCCATGCTGTAGATGCCGATGACCCGGGAGAAGTGCGTCGCGCCCCCGTAGAGGTGCTGCATCTCCTCGGGAATACCGGATCCCTGCATGCTGGCATTGCAATGAGGGCACGTCTCCGGGTAGACGCTATCCAAGCTCTTAGTCTGTGCGCTCACGTTCCTGCTCCTCCCATTGATTCAATCGCTTGACGATCTGATACGCGGTCTCGCGGTCCCCGAT